TCAGCCCCCGGCGAGCTTACGGGCCACGGTCTCCGCGAGGTCGCCGACGCGGGCGAGCGCATCGACCTCCCGCGTGGTGAAGGTGATGCCGAACGCCTCCTCGGTCGCCATCAGGATGTCGACCATCCGGCCCGAATCCCAGCCGGCCACGTCGCGGGCGGTCATCTCCGGTCGCAACACCAGGGCGGGATCGTCGAAGACTTCGCGGAAAATGTCGGTCAGGCGGGCGTCGATCTCGTCCGGGGTCATGCGCGGTCCACGTCTTTCGTCGGTCGGGGCGCTCATAGCAGGCGACCGGGACGGCGGCACCCGGCCCGCATCATCCGCGCCTCAGCAGCCGGGCCGCGCGCGGTGGGCGCTCGGCGGCGGCGGGCTCGGGGCTCTCGGCCAGGAACCAGCCGGCCGAGCGGAAGGGGCCGGCGTCGCGGCCGCGGGAGGCGAGGCCGATCCGCAGCTTTCGATGCTCCTCGGGAAGCGTCGCCGAGACGTGAATCTTCTGCCACCGCTCCCGCAATCCGAGATCGGCCTCGCGCCAGCGGATGCGCCGGTCGCCGATGGCGGCGGCGATGCCCTCGCCGCGATAGCTGCGCGGAATCCAGACCCAGCAGGTCAGGGTATGGACCGCCTTGCGGTCGAGCGGCTGCAGGTCGATCAGCGGGCCGAACACCGTCTGGTCCGCGCCGGCCTCGGGCCGGTGCCGACGCGGCCAGCCGCTCGAGAGCCGCAGACGGGACGGCAGCAGGTTGCGCGGCGGCGGCGGGAGCGTATCGGGTCGGCCTTGGACGAGGTTCTCCGTGCGGCGGCACAGGTCGAGCCAGGGCGGCAGGTGGACCGCCGCCGCCAGATCGTAGGGGGCGAAGCGCGTCACCGTTCCCTCCAGCCAGCCGCCCTCGTGCCGGCGCACGGAGGCCGGACCCTCCGCCGCCCGCACGATCAGAAGCTCCGCGGGCCCATGCCGCCGCAGCGCCCGCAGCAGAGCGGCGGCCTCGGCGGGCCCCTCCTGCGGCCCGGCCTTCCGGACAAGGATCTTCTCGCCGAGCCGGAGGTCTTCGAGGAGGCGGCGCTTGAGGTAGCCGACCTTGCGGGCCTCGCGCTTGAGCACAGCGGCGGGGTCGTCGCTGCCGGCCAGGTGGCCGGTGTTGTACTCGAAGTCGTAGCGGCGGCTGCGGCAGAACAGGTAGTTCGTCACATGCGGGTAGACGAAGAGATCGTCGCCCTGGCCGTAGAGCGCGAAATCCGAATCGAGCGCGTGGAGGAGGTGGTCGATCCGCGAGGCGGAGAACCGCATCAGACCGAGGGGCTCGATGCCGCCGTAGCGCTGCACGAGCCCGAACTCGCAATTGTCGCCGATGCTCTCGAACCGGCCCAGCAGCGCGTGGAGGGGCAGGGTCGCCCCGCCGGACGCATCGTGTGGGCTGTCGGGAGGCATCGCGGAAACCGATCGTGGGGACGCGCAAGGCGGCGTCACGGGAGGCACCCGCGCGCCCTGCGGCCCGGATGCGACCGAAGGAGCTCCCCCTCGGCTGGGCCGCGTTATGGCGCGGCGGGCCGCCTCCGCCAACCGGCCCGCTCGCCACCGATACGGTTCGTTCACCCCCCGTCCCTACGCTTCCGACATGAGCACCATCGCCGCCCAAGCCGTCCAGATGCAGGCCGCCGCGTTCTCGCAGCAGGTCGGCACCGCCATGGCCCGTCAGCAGATCGACGCTGAGCGCTCGGTCGCGCAACTCGTGGCACAAACGGCGTCCCCGCCGGCCCCGCCCGGCCAGGGCCAGGTGGTCGACATCAAGGTGTAGCGCGGGATCGCCGGCCCCTCCGCAGCCCTCGCCCGAGGGGGCTGCACGGGTTTCGAGGCGTCGCGCCGGCGCACAGGCACGGCCAAATCGCGCTCAGCGTACGGGCGTGAATGCCGCGATGTCGATCGTCAGGATGATGTGGGGATTTGAATGGTGCTGCGAGAGAGGATTGAACTCTCGACCTCCTCATTACCAAAAAGGCGTTCTGGCCGATCTTCTGTGTTTGTTTGCGCGCTGTGCGCAACCTGTTCCGCGCCGGAAGCGCTCTCCGATACCGAGATCGCGGTTCAGGGGTTCACGCGAACCTGAGAGCACTCCATTGATCCGCGTCCTACGGCAGGTGCTGGTAGCTCTCCCGTCTGACGATCTGACCGATGGCCGTTCGCCCCACCCCAAAGCGCCTACCCACGTCCGCCTGCCTCTCGCCGGCCGCGCAGCGTGCTCGCGCCTCGGCCACCTCCTCGTCAGTAAGCCTGCGTCTCGTGTGGAAGGCGGGGACCGCGTGGCCGATGCTGGCCCACCTGCGTCCGGTGATTGCGTCAGCCAGGGTCCTCTCGGCGACGCCGAGGTCGAGGGCTATGTCCTTCATTGGCTCTTTCGCGCGGGCGCGCTCTCGGGCCTGCATCAGGATAGCTTCGGATAGGACTGCGCCCGAGACGGCCTCCCCGCATAAGCGGGTGCCGTGCTCCACCTTGTGTCCTTCATTCTCGGCCTTGGTTGCCCAGATGAGGTTGGCCAGCCGGCAGTCGCTGCGGACGCCGTTGAGGTGTGCGCACTCCGTGCCGGTCGGCGCCGGGCCACGAAACGTCTCGCACACCAGTCTGTGCACGTAGCGGCTATGGGTTTTGCCGCTCAGCCGCAGAAAGACACGAAGGTAGCCCTTGCTGTTAGGTATGCGGACAAGCGTGCGCCCGCGGCTGTAGACTTCACCCTGGTCGTCTATTTCGTAGTTCGGGAAACCAGGGATGGTCGCGCGCATACCTCTAGGCTCCCCGCTGCAGTTCTCAGGTACTGAGGGCTCAATTTAGCATAGACCCGCTGTGTGATGGCATCGTCAGCGTGGCCGAGGAACGCAGCGATCTCGCTCATCGGTCGCCCAGCTTCCGCTAACCAGCAGGCCGCCGAGTGTCTGAAGACGTGCGGCGTCACGCCGATGAGCCCTGCCCGCTTCGTCGCCTTCGAGAGCGCGGTCCTGACGCTCGCCACCGGCTCGCCGGCCCACTCGATGACGCGATCCGTTCGGCGATGGGCGTGCGCGTTGGCGAGCGCAGCCCGTAGGGCGTTGGTCATCGGGACGGTCGCCCTGCCCTTCTGCGGCCGGAGCATGTTGCGCTCGCCGAGGAAGACGAGGCCGCGCTCGAAGTCGATTCGATCCCATGTCAGTTCGAGGAGCGCCGCGTTCCGCCCGGCGGTCGAGATCGCGAGCAGCAGGTAGAGCCGCAGGTGCGGCGTCTCGGAAGCGTCGAGCAGCCGCTCGAACTCGGTGCGGGTCAGGTGGCGCTCGCGCGGCGCCGGCACGCTCGGCATCTCGATCGCCGGCGCCTTGCCGATGATCTTCGCCTTTTCCGCCCACAGCAGCGCGGCGCGCAGCTGGTTCAGTTCGGTGCGGATCGTGCCGTCCTTGACGCCGGTCCATTGCGTCGACGGGCGGCCCGCCGCGCGCCAGCGCTCCTGTTGAGCGGCCGACCCCTTCGGCGCCGTCCTGCGTTGGGCCGCGTAGGCGCGGCAGAGTTTCGTCGTGATCTCCTCGGGCTTGTGGTCCCCGAAGAAGCCAAGCACCGCCTTTGCCGACCAGCTCATGTTCCTGGCGATTCGCCGTCCTTCCCGGTCGGCGCAGTAGGCCTCCCAGATCGTGCGGATGTCCGGGTCTATCGGCCGGGAGGCGTCCGCGACGATTCGGCTGAATTCCGCCGCCGCTCCCGCTGCATCGCCGCTTTCAAGTTGCCGGCGGCTGACCCGATTGCCCCCTTCGTAGAGGCAGATGGCGTAGCCCCCGCGGAACTTCTGGAGCTTGTATTCCGGCATGCCTCGTACTCCCGGACGGCGCGCGCCGTGACGCGTAGCAGCTTGCCGCCGACCCGGAACGCCGGCAACTCGCCATTGTCGATCATGCGGCGCACGAACGAGGCCGAGCACTTCCACCGGGTCGCGACCTCAGCGGGGGTGAACACCTCGTCGTCGGCCTCGGACAGGCTGGCGCTAAGCATCCCTGCTCTCCCCGATCCGGTCGAGCGCGTCCCGCAGGATCGCCGCCGACGCCTCGTAGCGCTCGCGCCGGCCGCTCCCGCCCGCGAGCATCCGCGACGGGTCGAGGTTGTCCTCGTTGTCGGCGAGCTTCACGATCATGGCGACCGGATCACCGCTGTCGGCGATGGCCTGGATCCAGACGAGATAGGGCGGCCCCTCGGGCCGGCTGAGCGCGAGCACCGGGCCGATGGCGTCGCCGAAGCCTGCCGCGCGCAGATCCTCCGCGGTCGTGTCGGTGTCCTCCACCGTGTCGTGTAGCCATCCGACCTGAGCGCACAGGGCCGCGGTCTCGTCGCCCAGCCCCAGCCGTTCGGCATGGGCTCGCGCCCGCGCCGCGACCCGGCCGAGATGCCCGGTGTAGGGCGCGCCACCCTTGTCGGTCTGGCCGGCGTGCGCGCGGCGGGCGAAGGACTCGGCCGCGCTGATCTGGTGGGCGAGTGCCCGCAACGTCTCCACGTCAGCCATGGTCGCGATCCTTCTGAGGGGTGGGGTCGTCATGCGCCGCGCCCCTTCCGTCCTGATCGGGGGTCATGACCGGTCTCCGAGGCTGTCGATGTTCTGGGGGATGGCCTGCCAGTTTCGGCAAGCCGGCGAGGTCGCGAGCACGTCGGTGCCCGTTCCGCCGGTCCAGTGCGCGCGCATCAGCCCGCACTTCCGGTAGACCTTCGCCATGACCTTGCGGACGAGGTGGTCGCAGGAGCCGCAGGTCTCGCCAGCCGGGCCGGTGCCGGGCTGGGCCGCATAACCCTTGGCCTGGGTGCCGCGCCGCTGCATCCGTCGGCGCTCGGTCGGCGTGAGGGCGCGATCCTTCATCATGGACAGAAGGTCGGCGCCCCTCCCGTCCTGATCGCCAGGACGGTCTGATGGTGGGTGGGGGGTCATGCGGCGACTCCCGATGCGGAAGGTTGCGCGGAGAGGGGCTCGAACCGCTCGTCGTCGCGGTCTCCCCTCAGGGGCGTGCTGCTGCCTTGTTCGCGCCAGAGGCCGATGCACGACAGGTCCAAGCCCAGAGGTCGGAACGGGATGACCGCAGCCATCCGCTCGCCCGATTTTCCGTCGTGCTCCCACCTCAGGCGGACCCAGTGCTTGACGTGGCCGTAACCCTTTGGGCTGACGTACAGGGCGGGCCGGAAGTGGCGGCGGGCTTTCATCTCCCCGCGCAGCTTGGCGCGCTCGCGCTGCACCCATCGCCAAGCTCGATGCCACGCCGGCTCCTGCGCCTTCATGGTCGCGGCCCAGAGCTTTGCCGCTTCGTAAGTCCAGCGAGCGCCGGGCGGGTAGCTGTAGACGATGTCTTCGCCGTCGCCCGTGATGTCGTAGATGCGCGCGGCTGTGAGATCCTGATCGTCGCGGAAGGCTCGGACGGCGTCCTTGCGATCGCGGGTCTTATCCGCGTCTCCGCCGTATTCGTCGCATAGGCGCTCAAAGAGATCAGGGCGGGAGCCGTGGCGCAGGCTCTCATAGCCGTGTTGGATCGCGCCATCGACCGTCGCATCACGGTCGAACTCCTTGCGGCTATTGCCTTTCTCGCAGAGATAGTCGAAGTCGGCGCGTGAGATGAAATCGACGGCGTCCCACAAGGTGCTGAAGCTCGGCCACACCTGATAAACCGCCTCGCCGACGTCGCCACTCACGCAGACGACGCCTGGGGCCCAAGTGACGCGGAAGGAATAGGCGCTGCGGTTGGACCGCCCCATCCGCCACGAAAAACCCGGCCCCTTGGTGAGGCGGTGATCCGCGAAGCTCTTCGCGGCGATGCGCTGAATATCGGTGTGGTCAGCCATAGCGGATCACTCCATCGCGCCGGCCCGAGGGCCGGGTGTCGGGGACGGGAGAGTGTCGAGTGCAGCTGCTATGAAGGCCGCCGCGGCTTCCGCGTTGATCGCGTTGCCGGCCCGGTGAAGCAGCCCCATGCACTCGGCACGCCCATGATCCACGCGGCGAACAAGGGGTTGAGGCCAACGATCTCCGGCGACGAGCGGAGCGTCGGTGACAGCGCGCAAATCCGCTTCGCCACGCCATCGCCGCGGTCGAGCCGGGCAAGGACTTCCGCTCGTGAACTGTCCTTGTGTTCCCGAGCCGAGATGCTGGGCAACAAAGTAGAGCCGCTTCCGCGCGATCGGCTCGCCGATGTCCGAAGCTCTGAATACAAGCGCCCCGCAGGCGTAGCCCGCTCCCTCCAGGTCGGTTGCGACAGCGTCCCACCATCCTTCGGCGATGGCGTCGGGAACCTGCTCGCCAAGGATCGTGTCAGGGCGGCACTCTCGGATGAGATCAAGCCAAGCGGGCCAGAGATGGCGCTCGTCTTCGAAGCCGCGGTTTCGTCCGTGTACGGCTCCGGCCCGCGTCCACGGCTGGCAAGGACATGACCCGGTCCAGACAGCGCGCCCTTCCGGCCATCCGGCAAGTGCGAGGGCATAATCCCAGGCTGCCCAGCCAGCGAAGAAATGACAGCGCTCGTACCCGGCCACGTCGGCAGGTCGAACATGGACAATTGATCGGGCATCGACCCGACCAGGCATGATGTGGCCGCCCGAGATAAGCGCGCCGATCTGAGCGGAGGCATCGAAGTCGATCTCGTTGTAGTACGCGAGAGGCCGGCTCATCCCCGCCCTCCATCCGAGAGATCACCGAGGCGGGCTTCAGCCGCGAGGGTGCGGCAGTGGCGGGCGGTAAGCGGTGCGCCGGAGATCGCGGCCAGGGCCTTCCGGATGAGGTCTAGGGCGGACAGTGTTCCGCCCCGCGTGCCGCGTCCCTGCTCCTCTGTCTGCTGGCCGCTGCCCTGGTCGGCCAATAGGCGGCCCACCAAGCCCACCGCGCTTGCGGCCTCAGCCAGAAGGCGCGACTCTTCATCCAAGGCCGCAATGCCGTCCTCGACCTCCGGAAAATCCCTGTCCCCAATGACGTGATCGTCGGGGCCGAGCGGAGCGTATTTCTGCGCAAGAAGACGCGCACCTTGGCGGTGCGCGAGCCCGCGGCGAGCCGACAGGGCGAGGAGCCCTTCGGACAAGCCCTCGAAATTGTAGCCGGCGAGATCGGCAGCGCTCAGCATGTGCGCGCCTCCGGGCCGGCGCCGCGTAGGCCCATTAGCTCGTCCAGCGCGGCCCGCTCGCTCGGGGGCTGGCTATAATAGCCATCGAGGATTCGGCGATCCTTGCTCGTGACGACGTAGGTCTCGGGATCGGTCAGGCGGGCCGGGTCGATGCCGAGGATCTCCGCGAGACGCTCGCGCCGGGCGAAGGTGATGGTCTCGTAGCCGCGCTCCCATCTCGAGATGGTGGCGGCGCAGACGCCCACGCGCTGGCCGAGTTCGGACTGCATCATGCCGCGGCGCCGGCGATGGTGGCGGACCATCTCGCCGGCGTGGGTTGGATATCGGAGACGGGAGACCGGCACGGGTGCGATCCTTCCGAGTTGCGGGGTGATTCAGCGACGGGTGACGCGGCCGTCGAAGCCGCGCTTGAGGCCGGAGGCTTTGGTGCCGTCCATCGGGCGGCCGGGCGGAATAGGTCGCCGTGTCGGCCCGGCGCAGGTCTCGCCTGCGAGCCGCTTTGCCCGGGCGATCACGCCCTGGTCGGCCGCCGTCTTCGGCTTGTCGCAGTCGTGGCAGAGCGGACGCATGTCGTCCGGCTCGTCACGACCGCAGATTTCCAGCGGGATTTCGTGGTCGTAGACGTACTGGCTGCGGGCGGTGAGCGGCTTTCCGCAGCCGCCGCAGCGGGCGTAGCGCCGGAGAATCGCGACCTCGCGCGCCAGGGTCATCTCCTTGCGCTCAGGGATGACGACGCGCTCGCGCTGCGGGAGCTTGCTCATAGGCTGCCCGCCTCCTGCGGCGTGCGGCCGGCAACCCACCAGCGCTTCACGTACTCCTGCAGGTAGACCTCGCGCTCACAATTCGGGCAGTCGAGGCAGGTGATCCGCTCTTGGCCCCAATAGGTGACGTGGCCTTGCAGGACCTCGCCATCGGTCATCGGGATTTCCTGCCGGCAGTGCGGGCAGGTGACGCTGTCGCCGCTCACGACCGATCCCCCATCGCAGCAATGGCCGCTTCGACAAGCTCACCAGTGGCAGGGGCGAGAGCGGTATCGGTGTCGGGATCGCGGCAGTCGGAGCGGACGGCTTCCAGGGCGGCGCCGGCCGGGCCGAAGGCGTTCACGGCGCGGCAGATGTCGGCGGCGGCCTTCGCGCAGAGCGGGCCGTCAATCTGCATGTGCTGGCCCTTGGTGGGGTCGCCGAAGCTGATCCACGTCGTGCCATCGGGGTGCTGGCCGTAGGTAGCCGGGAGTGGGAGATGGGCGAGGCTGGCGGTCACCACAGCCTCCGTGCATCAGCATCGTCGAGGAGATCGTGCGCCGCGGCCTGGAGCGTGACGCGCGGGCCCCGCAGTCGGGCCAACCCGAGTCCGCCGAGGCAATCGATCATCCCGGGAAGCTGGACGACCCGGCTGGACATCAGCCCGAGGCGGATGTCGCGGCACGCCTGGATCACGTCGTCGGGCGAGCGCTCGCGACCAGCCAGCACGGCCCGAAGGGTGGCGACGGTCCGGGGCTCGGCCAACTCCCGCGTATAGGCCCGCGGAACGCCGGAGAAGTGCCGCCGCGCAGACCGGACAGAGAGCTTGCCCTGCATCACAGCCACCCGAGCGTGCGGGCGCAGAGAACGCCGACGGCCGCGGCGGTGAAGATCGAGCCCGGCCCGGCGATCGCGATGGCCGTCGCGGTGAGATCGAAGCTGCGCGCGGCCGCGGGCGGCACGAGATTGGGCACGGGAGCCTCGTTTGAATTGGCGGGAAGCAGAGTCGGGCAAGCGCGGCGGCGGGCCGGCGGCGCGGGCCGGAAGAACGGCCGCAGCGCGTAGTGGACGCTCGTTGCGAGGAAGAGCAGCGACGCGCCGAAGGCGATGTACGGAACGGGGTCGCCGGACATGTCGGTCAGGCCGCGGCGGGACTGACGAACCCGCGTTCGTAGGCGCCGTGCGAGGCCGACGCGTTCGCCGCCGCCGACCGCCCGTAGTCGAACCGCTCCGCCTCACGAGTGAGATCGGCACAAGGCGCGGTCTCGGTGGTGCCGTAGAGGGCGGCGGAGATGGCGTCGCCGCGGTCGTGGGCATCGGCGGTCAGGGCGGCGTCGGCGGCCTCGGCCGTCTCCACGCGGCGCATGGCGGTCGAGAGGATCGCCCGGTTGTTGCGCTCGATGCGGGCCTTGAGCGCCTCAGCCAGATCGGTCTCGCTGGCGTAGGTCGTGGCGGTGCCGGCGAGCGCGTTGCAGAAAACGGCGCGCAAGGCGATCACACCCTCCTCGAACCGCATCCGCAGCAGGTTGGCGTGCTGCGCGCCCCGGGCGCCGAGCTGCGCGCTGGTCGCGTCGTCGATGGCGACCATGCGGACCACCTCCGTCACGGCATCGACCATCAGGCGGGTGTGCTCGGCAGCGTCGGTGAGATCGAAGGCGGTGACGGTGGGCTCGGAGGTGTCGGTGGGGCTGAACGGCGCGCACATGGGCGGACCTCGGGCGGCTGGAGGAAATCGGTATTTTGTGAAGCGGGGGCAGGGGCTTGGGCGCTGAAATCGGGCCAGAGGAAATCAGTGCGTCAGGCGGCGGGCGCGGCCAGGGGCTCGCGGAAGCCGGCGCGGCCCGCGATGACATCGACATCGTGGACGAGGAGGCGCCCGGCGCCGGCGGCGTGCAGGGCGTCGGCGAGCCAGCCTGCGTCGGCGGCAGTGGCGTGGATGCGGATCAGCGTGGACTTGACCGTCGCGGTGCGCAGATGAGCGGCGGCGCGGGCGGCGGTCGCGTTGCCAGCGTCGGCGGCGGCGTCGAGCGTCGCCAGGACGGCCTCGAACTCGAAACCGCAGAGTTCGATGGGCCGGCCCGCGGGTGCCGGAGCGCCGGCGATCTCATCGAGACGAGCGAGGGCTTGGCAGAACCCATCGACACCGCGCTTGCGCAGGTAGGTGGCGAGCGTCGCGGCCTGGGCGGCGTCGGGGGCGACCGCCACGAAGCCGGAGCGCTTGGTGGGCACGCGGCGGTCGAGGATGGCGTAGGCGGAGGCCGCGCCGCCGTCACCGGCCCGCTGCAGCCGCAGCAGCGCGGTCGTCAGGCGCTTATGATCCTCGGCGCCGAAGAACGCCGCGACCTTCTCCTTCTTCGCCCACTCGGCGCGCTTCTCCTTCAGGCGGAGAGCGCTGTCGCTGCTGCGGGGGCGGCGGCGGCGCGTGAACCGATCCTCACCCGAGGTCAGATCGGTGACGGTCAGGGTTCGGGAGAAGGACATCGGGGAGGGCTCCACCGCGTGAGGCGATAGAGCCAACATACCGTATTGGTATCGACGGTCAATACCATTCGGGTATCATTCGGTATCGAAACCGTGGCCCGCCTTTCCACACTTGTCCACAGGCCACAACCTTACGAGGGGACTCGACACAGGCACACGCCCGCGCCAGCTTAGAACAAACAGGGAACAGGCAGGCGGGGGATTCGGGTGGGGGCAAGGCTTGGGACTGCCGACTCGGACCTCGCCGACCTCGCCTACCTCTACGTCCACTGCGACGACTGCGGGAACGTCCGCCGGTGGTCGCGGGCGAGGCTCAACGACGCCGAGCGCCGGGGCTACCGCAGCCTCCCGACGCTGGCGAGCAAGTTCAGGTGCGTGCGGTGTTCGGAACGAGGCGGCAGCGGCCGGAACATCAACCTCCGGCCCATCCTGAAGGAGGACGACGATGTCGGGTGACGAGCGGTATGGCGCGACGACCTTCGTGCGCGATCGGTTCGGCCAGCTGCGCGAGGGGCGGACCTATCCGTGCGCCGACGGTGAGGTGGCCAGGAAGGTCGCCGAGGATCGGGTCGCGCAGGGCTGGGCGCCGGGCGCCGCGGCATTCCTACGGCGCGGCGGCGGGGAGTTCGACGAAGGCGAGACCGTCACCCTCGCGGCGTTTGGAGACGTGCCGCGAGAGGTGCGGGATCAGATGCCGTTTTAAGAATAAATATCAGTCCTCAGTTGTGACTTCTCGAAAGATCAAGATCGGAGTTATGCCATATGACATAGGAGGGCGACCTATGATGCCGCGAGAGGCATGAAACAACCTCGCGGCAATTTGCCCGACGGCAGTTTCTGCAACCTTTGCCAGTATGTCCTCCGCGCTCTCGCCGTCATCATTTTTATAATTAGGGTCCCAAGGCGTTGCATCCAGCACGCCTAAAATATTCCACTCGCCGTCAAGCAACGCTCCATGTTTAAGCAGGAGGTCGCTTGATTTGCCAATTAATGATTCTTCATTCAAAGTGCACCATAATGAGCACTCTCCATTGACCAGCCTCATCTGCAGCGCGTGCGGCAGAATTGATAGAAGCGCAATTAGCAGATCGAATTCACTATTTTTTCCACTTTCGCCCTTATTGCCTAGGGCACGCCTTTCGGCTCTACTTAGCGCAGGCGCAGGGGTTGTGTCATTCATCCCAGCTTTTATAAGTTTTTGTATAACGGGCTTATCCCATGATGTTTTTAGCAATCCCAAATCGAGCAATAATATTTGTCCTGTTGATAAAATGAAACTTCCGATACGACTGTTTGGAATATCCTTTTTAATCAAATCGCGTCGCTGCAATTCATCAAGTAGGTTGAGGGGAGAAAGCCACTGAGGATCAAATTGCCTTGTTTGGTTTTCCTGAGTGGTTGTTGTTTTATCTATTTTTGCCGCACCGACGTTTACCCCACCGCCGCCGGAAACATTTTTGCCGTCAACGCGCGTCAATCCCGTAAGATGTCCGAATTTACCGAATTGACTTAAAAATTGAGCTACCCGCCTATTATCGACATAGATAAAATCATATGCGGAATCTACCTCTTGCTCGTCTTGCGCCATTTTCTAGAGCCTCTTCCACCCGGTTTTTGTGCTCTTTATCTTTTTCGTCATCACCAAAAACGGTCGAGGCTATAGAAGCCGCGGCCTCATCGGGCCGAGCCTTCAGCAGGCGCGCCAGAGTCTCACCAAACGGCATATCCTGCCACTTCGGTGCATTCTTGCGTTCGGTCATAACGCGCCTCCTCTGAAGGCCCGACCTGACGTTGAACCGCCGACACAGCCTCTGTGTATGGTGCCCCGAGATCGGTTGACAAGCCGTTTTGATGTGCCTGCGAAGACGCGCCATTTCGTCCCTGATCGAAGGCCCGGCGCGCACGATCATATCCCAATCAATTCCGGCCACGGGATCACCCGATGCACCCGCACGACATCAGCCTCGTCGATCGGGGGCAATTCCTTCGGGTCGATGTGCTGTTCGAGGTAAAGCTTCCCGCCGCCGCGTTTCACCAGGCGTTTGACCAGGGCCGGCCCCGGCTCGCCCTCGACCTCGCCGCGCTTCTCGACGAAAACGTAGTCCCGCGGCTGCGGTCGGCGGTGCGGATCAATATAAAGCGGGTCGCCGTCCTCGTACTTCGGTGAGACGCTGTCTCCGACGAGATACACGACATAGACGTCCTTCCGGTTGGTGATGCCGGGCGGACGTGGGGCGTGGTCGATGATCTGGCCGTTGAGGGTGAAGTCACCTTTGCCGTCGCCGCCTGACCCGGTGCCATAGACCGGGACGTTACGCGGACCCTTGAAGGCGCCGGTATCGACGTGTTCGGCCTCGGGCGGAACGATGACGTTCGACGCGATGTCCGGCATCTGTGATCGGCCGGGCGGCGGCGGCGTCGAATCGTCTCCGCCTTCGTTCGCAAGATCGGCGGGCGGGAACAGCAGCGTGCGCGCGTCGATCCCGATGTGCGGAGCGAGTCGCTCGGCCCAATCCTTCGTAAGCGTCCGCTCCCCTGTCTCAAGGCGCTTGATCTGGGGTTGAGAGGTGCCCGCAGCTGAGGCAAGCGCCGCCTGGCTCAGGCCGGCCTTGCTGCGGAAATGGCGGAGGGCGCTCATACCGAAATGATATTTGCCCACAGCGTCATCGTCTAAGTCCGTTTCGGTATGGATGGGCTTGCGGCGACGATACCGTAATGGTATTGGTATCGTCATGACGCTCACCGACTATCTACGCGAGCACGGCCTCACGCACGCTGAGTTCGCCGCTCAAATTGGGGCCACCCAGGCTGCCGTGACGCGGTACGCGAACGGCCGCCGTAAGCCGAGCTTGGCGAAGATCATCCGCATCGAGAGCGTCACCGACGGCGCGGTTCGAGCGATCGATTTTGCGCCGCCCGCCGAGGGCTTCGGCGCCGTTCGCCCCACCCCCTCCAATCCTGAGGTCGCAGCATGAGCGGCCAAAATCGAAAGCTGGCACATGGACTGGCTTCATCTCGTGCTGTCCGTCGCGCTGGCGGTCCAGTCGATTTCCTCGCTTCTTATCTTCAGGCGCATCACCTCTGCGCTGGACGAGATCGACTCGACTTCAACAGCGACGACAAGCCTTCTTCTCTTCATGCGACGCAACCACCAGCTTGCCGTCTCGGACACAAAGAATCTGAATGTCGACTCGTTCGCCGTGTAAGGCCCGCCCGAGCGCAGGCGCGTATCGGGCTTGATGTCGGCATCAACAATCCATTTCTTGGCGTAGTCCTTCGGGCTGTAGCCAATGAATTTTCCGCCGTCCCAGTTTCCTTTTGCGGGCGCGATCAAGCTACCTCTTGGCTTCAAAACTTGCATGCTGAGCATGCGGAATGCGTTCTCTTTTGGCTCCTTCAGTGTAAGAAGGAAGGTAAGACCACCCTCAGTCACGGGGTCTTTGCTTCTACGAAGCTTCCAAACAGCGTCCGCCTGTCGCTTTTCGCGCTTCTTCGTGTCTCTACGAGTGCGCCAATTGAGATACAGGCTCCAGAGTCCGATACCACCGGTCACGGCCCAGCCGATAAGGTCTTTCGTCTCAACAGCCATCACAGCTCCATCGGTCGTCTCGCAAACTCCGATGTAGAGCAGCACGACCGGTCGGCGCGGGCCGCCGATGTCCGTCCCGGTCGTGCCTGCCTTTCGGCGAGGTCGGCATGACGACCCGCCCCATCCTGTTCCGCCTCGGCATTCTCGCCCTGGCTGCGGCCGTCACGGGCGCTGTCTTCGGCGGCCTCGCCCTGCGCGCCGCCGCCTCTCGCGGCGATCTTCCGGTTCTGCATCTCGGGAGGGCGGAGCCGTGAGGCGCAGCTTCCGAGTCCTCAATCCCGAAGCGAAGCGCTGGCGCGCCGAAGCGGCCTGTGGCGCGCCCGTGCGCCGCCTCGCCAAGGCCGCGGCGCGCGATCCGAAGACGATCCGTCGTCATCTTCTCTGCGAGCAGTTCGCGTCCATGCGGGCGCGGGCCGTACGCCTGGAAGGCCTGTTCTCCGCCTGCAACCGCGCGCTCGCGCGAGCGGCCCGATGAGCCGCGCATCCCTTTCCCCCGTACCAGCGGCGGCCCGCCCCCGGCCCGTCGCTGGATCGCGCCCGGTCCTCGATCTCGTTCCCGCGTCACCGGGATCGGGCGCACCCTATTGCAGCCCCGCCGGCGCCTCGCTCGCGCCCGCGGCTCGGGCCACGCTGGCGCACGCCGCCTGCGCTGCCCCCAGCAAGTCCGGATCACGCCGCACCACCGCGGCCATCGCGATCTCGACGTGCGTGAGGAGGCCCGCCCGTGCCTCGGGTGCCCGCTCGATCTCCCGCCGCACCAGCCACGTCACCATGGCGTGGAGCGCCAGGAGCGAGGCGGCCGCGCCGCCGTCGTCCGCCTCATCCTCCATCCCGTTTCCCCTCCTGCACGCGCCAGCCGTGCGCGCGCTTCACCCCGTTCATCATCTGGCGACCGCGCTTGCCGGCGCTGTCGCTCGCGTTCGCCGCCGTTGGGTTGCCGCCCGCGGCGTCGGTCTGTCCCTGCGCTTCCGGTCCTGCCTGCAAGCTCTGACCCTTCGCGCCCCCGTTCATAGTGCTGCGTCCCCTTCCTTAAGCTTTCGTCCGACGCCTCGCGTCCCCGAGATGCAATTCAGCAAATCGGAGTGCGCAGGTGCGGACAATTTTTGCCCGGAAACGGACAATGCAGACCGCGGCTAATCTCGCGAACCCTCTCGTCGGCGCGCTGGTGAAGCACGCCGAGCGCCGCACGGGCTCGCGGATGCTGGCCTACGAGGCCGTTGGCCGCACGATCGGCACGACCGCGTCGTGGGTGCGCAAGTTCATCGGCAACCAGCCGGTTCGGCTCGACGCGGATGTCTTCCTGCGTATCCGAGCGACCTACCAAGCCAATTGCGACCGCTGGGATGCCCAGGCGGACGAAGATCGGGCCGCGTTCTTCGCGCTCGGGGAGGCAGACGATGCGATGGATTCGGTCGCCCCTCCGGGCGGCGCTGTGGCGAAAGGCGCGAACGCTGCGCGAGGCAGGCAAGCCTCTGCCGTGGTGGCTCCGCTGGTGGACGAGGGCGGGCGATGACTAGCGCCCTCACCGTCGAACTCGCGAGCGACGGCTTGGTCTGGCGGAACGCCACCGGCCTCGTCGTCGCCTCCATCACGGCCGTCGCCGGCATCGACGAGGTCGCCGCCGTGATGCGCGGCTTTCCGCCCGAGGTCTGGTCGATCGAGGCGACGCAGCACCTCTCCGCCGTCCTGTCCGAGGTCGCTCGCAATGCCGGGATCGCGGCCCGGTTCGACGATGTCGAGCCGCTCGTGCCGCGCCGCGCTCCGGCGCCCGCCGACGCCGTCGCGCCCTGGGGCTGACGCCCCACCGTTCCCGCCGCCGGGCGGCTCCCGGCATCTCGTGAACCTCAGGAGGCCCATCATGGCCGACGACGACAAGCCGTTCCCGATCCTCGAAGCCTACGCCGTCTTCGATCCGACGCTCGGCTACACCGCCGACATTGTCTCCGCCTATCTCGGCAAGAACCCGACGGCGATCGACCAGCTGCCGAAGCTGATCCTGTCCGTCAGCAGCGCGCTCAAGGCCTCGGTGGCGGTGGACGTGCCGGCGGGAGACGGCGGCGCGGCGCAGGCCGAGAAGCCGAGCGAGGCGCAGATCTCCGCTTCGATCACCCCGGACGCGCTGATCTCCTTCCTCGACGGCAAGCCCTACAAGACGATCCGGCGCCACCTGACCACGCACGGCCTGACGCCCGAGGGCTACCGCGCGCGCTTCGGACTGCCCGTCGACTATCCGATGGTCTCGCCGAACTACTCGGCGGCCCGGTCCGAACTGGCGAAGGCGGCGGGGCTCGGCCGCGGCGGCGCGGCGCCGGAGGCACCGGAGGCCGGCCCGAGCGCGGGCGACGCCGCTCCCGTCGACGAATCCATCGCGGCCTGACGCCCATGCGCGCGCCCGGCTCCACATCCCGACGCACGGGCGCGCGTAAACTCGCGGGCGCCGTGCCGATGCGCGAGAGCGCCATCCAGGCGGCCGTCGTTCAGCACTGGCGCCTGTTCGGCCAGCCGCACACGCTTGTGGCGGCGATCCCGAATGAGGCGGCCAAGGGCCAGCCCGGCCTCACCAAAGGCCTGCCCGATCTCCTCGTCATCGGCGGCCGCGTCCGCATTGCGTTCCTCGAACTGAAGACGCCCAACGGCAGCCTCAGCTTCGAACAGAAGCTCTTCCGCAACCTCTGCGCCTTCGTCGGGATCGAGTGTGTCGCCGCCTACGGGCGCGATGAGCCGATCGCCGTGCTGGAAGGCTGGGGGATCCTGCGGCCGAACCTGAATGGGCCGGTGCGATGAACGCGCCCGCACCCACCGCCGACACTTGGCCCGACACGCCCCGCAACCGCGTCGAGATCGCGAACCGCTGGGCCAAGGGGCACGACACCCTGACCATCGCCAAGGCGATCGGTCTCACCGAACCGCAGGTCTGCTGGGTCCGCGCGCGCGTGCAGGACGAGCGGCACGCGGCCCGAACCTGCTCACAAGGAGGCGACCGTGCTGGCCTGCGATGATGCCCTGTTCGGCTACGACGACGATCCGGCCGCGGATGCGATGATCGCTGCGGCGAACGCCCTGGAGCGGCGCGACATCATCGAGGCGCGCGTCGCCCTGGGGGCCGCCGAGCGATGGCAGTCGACCGCGCAGATCGGTTTTGAGGCGCTGTCGCTGCTCGACGATGGCCGGCCAGACGAGGCCGCGCGGCGCATCGATCTCTTCCTGCATCCGAAATGGCCGTCCGCCGCGGCCTGCGCCGAAGCCTACGAGCAAGCCATGGGAGTCCGGTCGTGAAGGTCGCCGTCGAGCGTGACAACCTGCTGGCGGCGCTCGCGCACGCCCATCGTATCGTCGCCAAGAGCGACAGCATTCCGATCCTCTCGACCGTCCTGATGACGGCCGGCGATGGCCGGGTCGCCATTACGGCGCGCAACGCCGACATGGTGGCTGAGACGGCATGTCCGGCCGACGTGTCGGAAGCGGGGCCGGTCGCCGTTCCGCTCGCGCCCGTGGTCGAACTTCTCCGGCGCCTGCCGGCCGGCACGGCGATGCGCATGGAAACCGATGCGGACCGGTCCGAACTCGCGGTTCGCTACCGCCGGTCGGCCCTGTCACTCCCGACGCTCGACAGCACGACCTTCGCGACCTTTTCCATGGAGGCCGACGCCGTTGCGTTGGCGATCGATGCAGCGACGCTGATCCGCCTCATCGAGACCCCGCTGCACGCGTCCAACGCCGACGACCAGCGCTCGTTCGCTCAGGGGGTTCACCTCCACTTCGCCGAGGATGTCGGCGCTCTCTGCGGGGTTGCGACGGACGGGCGCCGCATGACGCGGGCCATCGCCACCGGGTTTCCGGACGCCCGGCGCTTTCCGCCCACCACCATCGGCACCCGGTCCTGCGGCGAGATCATCAAGCTCGCGCAGGAGGTCTGCGGCACCGGCATGATCCAACTGCGCATCAGCGACCGGCTGTTGTCGGCAGAGGCTGGCGGGACGCGGCTCATCACGAAGCTCGTCGAGGCGACCTATCCCGACTACGCCCGCTCGCTGCCGAAAGACCTGAGCAAGCTCGCCGCGATGGCGGCCCACGAGTTCGAATCGGCACTCCAGCGCACGCTGATCCTGGCCGACGACCGGGACCGGATTGTTCAGTGCGAGGTCGCGGACGGTGTGCTCAGCATCGCGGCCCGCAGTTCGAAGGGCGGCGCGATCAGCGAGGCGGTCGAGGTCGAGGGCGGCGACGGCATCCGCTTCGGCATGAACGCCCGCATGGCGGTCGAGGCGCTCAGCGCCCTGAAGGCCGACGTGGTCGAGATCAGCAACGCGGGTTTCGGCTCCCCAATCCTGATGCGCAAGCGCGGATCGTCCGATGCCCTGTGCATCGTGATGCCGACCCGCACCTGAGGGCCGCCGCCATGGATTATGCAGCCTTTCTCGCGGCCAAGCGCCGGGCCGATCCGCCGACCGGCCTTACCGATCTGCCGCCCCTCGCCGAGGCCTTGTTCCCGTTCCAGGCCGACATCGTGCGGTGGGCGCTGCGCCGCGGCCGCGCCGGGGTGTTCGCCGGCACCGGCCTCGGCAAGACCCTGATTGAGCTCGCCTGGGGCGACGCCATAGCGCGCGCCACCGGCGGCATGGTCCTGCACCTCGCGCCGCTGGCCGTGGCCGCCCAGGTCATCCGCGAGGCCGACAAGTTCGACGTCCCGGCGCGGCAGGTGCGCGAGCAATCCGAGTGCGGGCCCGGCATCAACGTCACGAACTACCAGAAGCTCGGCCACTTCGATCTCGGTCGGTTCGTGGCCGTGGTGTTGGACGAGTCCAGCATCCTGAAGAGCGCGACCGGCCACTACCGCACGCACCTGATCCAGGCTTGCGCCACGATCCCCTACCGCCTCGCCGCGACCGCGACGCCGGCCCCCAACGACTTCATGGAGCTCGGCAACCATGCTGAGTTCCTGGGGGCGATGTCCTACACGGACATGCTCGCCACGTTCTTCACGCACGACGGCAGCGAGACGCAGAAGTGGCGCCTGAAGGGCCACGCCGAGGCTGCGTTCTGGCGCTGGCTCGCCTCATTCTGCGTGATGCTGCGCCAGCCCTCCGACCTCGGATACGAGGACGGCGCCTATCGGCTGCCGCCGCTGCATCAGGTCCAGCACACGGTTCGGGCCGAGCACGACCCGGCCGCGACCGGCACGCTGTTCCCGATGGAGGCCCGCACGATGCGGGAGCGCCTGACGGCCCGGCGCGACACGGTAGCGGAGCGCGTGGCGCTGGCTGCCTCGATCACGCCGCCGGATCGGCCCTTCGTGTGGTGGTGCAACCTCAACGCCGAGAGCGAGGGGCTGGCCCGCGCCATCCCCGGCGCGGTCGAGATCCGCGGCTCCGATGACGAGGATGAGAAGGAGCGCAAGATCCTCGATTTCGTCGAGGGCCGCAGCCTGCACCTCGTCACCAAAGCCTCGATCTGCGGCTACGGGCTCAACTTCCAGCACTGCGCCGACACCGGCTTCGTCGGCCTGAACGACAGCTGGGAGCAGGTCTACCAGTCCGTCCGCCGCTTCTGGCGCTTCGGACAGACCCAGCCCGTCACGGCCCATTTCATCGCCGCCGAGACCGAGGGCGCCGTCGTCGCCAACCTCAAGCGCAAGGAGGCCGACGCCGAGCGGATGGCCTCCGCCATGGTCGCCCACATGGCCGACCTCGGCGCGGCCGCGATCCGCGGCGCCGAGCGCGACCGCCCCGTCTACGCGCCCGCGCAGGCGCTTTCGCTTCCTGCCTGGATTGGAGACGCCGCATGAGCCACTTCGCCAACATTCGCGCCGTCAACCAAGTCGTGACCGACGACTATGCAATCTATGAGGGCGACGCCTGCGAGATGATCCAGGCCCTACCGAGCGGGATCATCCATTACGGCATTCACAGCCCGCCTTTCGAGGGCCTGTATAAATTCTCCAGGCACGAGCGCGACCTCTCGAACAGCGAGGGCGAGCAGTTCTGGCAGCACTACGCCTTCCTGATCGCCGAGTTGCTTCGCGTCACGGTGCCGGGCCGCCTGCACTCCGTCCACGTCATGCAGTTGCCGACCAGCAAGCGCCGGGACGGCTTCATCGGGATGCGCGACTTCCGCGGCGAGGTCGTGCGCGCCTTCGAGGCCGCGGGCTGGCACTTCCATTCCGAGGTGTGCATCTGGAAAGACCCGGTCGGCGCGATGACGCGCACGAAGTCGATCCGGCTCCTGCACAAGCAGATCACCAAGGATTCGAGCCTGAGCGGTCAGGCCGCCGCCGACTACGTCCTGACGTTCCGCAAGCCGGGCGAGAACCCCGAGCCGATCGGCGGATCGTTCGAGGAGTACGTCGGCACCGACCTCGACATCTCCCGCGACGCCTACGAGCGCGAGATCGCCGAGCGCCGCGGCCAGTGGAAGGGGCCTGGCCCCTACAAGCCCTGGCCCTACGAGCAATGGGCCTCGATCATGGTGTGGCAGCGCTACGCCTCGCCGGTCTGGACCGACATCGACCAGCACCGCACCCTGCAGAACAAGCGCCACAACCCGGCCGCGCGCGACGAGCGCGACGAGGCCGACGAGCAGCACATCTCGCCGCTTCAGCTCGACGTCATCGAACGCTGCGTCGATCTCTGGTCGGCGCCGGGCGACACGGTGCTCACGCCGTTCCTGGGTATCGGCAGCGAGGTCTGGGCGGCCGTCAACATGGGCCGCCGCGGCATCGGCTTCGAGCTCAAGGACACCTATTTCGCCCAGGCCGCCCGCAACCTCGCGGCTCGCCCCGCCAAGGAGGCTGAGCCGAGCAAGGTGCTCGACTTCTTCACCGCGCTCGCGCCGGCTGCGGAGTAGGTGCGGAGTGGCCCTCTCACCCGACATGATCGACGCCATGCTCGCTGCGGGGCTGACCCGCGAGCAAATGGCCGCGCTGATGAAGGTCGAGGCGGCCAAGGACCTCGCCGACGCTGAGGCCAAACGGCTGGCCGAGATCGCTGCGCAGCAAGCGAAAGAGGAAGAGCGTCGCGCGCGCCAGAACGAGCGGCAGCAGCGTCGGCGCCGTCTCGCGTCACACGTTGTCACACATCAGACGTGTGACAACGTGGTTGATGCCGTGACACGGCGTGACAACCCCGCCCCCTCCCTGAATGGTCGCCCCCCTTCCCCGACACCCCAACCCCCCACCCTTAATCCCTCCCCCGCCCCGATTTCCGATGCTGCCGCATCGGCCGGGACTGCCGTCCCGCCGCCCGCCACCGAGCTTTCGACTTCGGATCGGGTTTGGGTCGAGTTTCCCGCCGTCCTCGCCGATCTCAGCGGCCGGTCGGACAAGAGCGTCCGGACGTGGATCGGCAAGCTGCTGGCGAAGCACAGCGCCGAGGAGGTCCACGGGGCGCTGAGCGCCGCTGTCGCGGCCGGGACCGGCGACCCCTTTGGCTACACGGTGCGCGTGCTGAACCCGATCAAGCCGCGCGATGCGCCCGCGCGAGGCCGCTCGGCATCCGCCGCCGACCTCTGGGCCGCCGACGCCCACGAAGCCCACCACTCCCGCCAGCGAGGCTCGGATGACCAGCGCCCTTTCGACCGTAGCCGAACCGGAACAGCGGCTTCCGGCGATCCGTGGGGGTATCCCGCCCGCGCCGCAGCGCACGGCGGCCCTGATCGGCTACCTGCACAACAACCTGGAGCCGATCCCGGGGAACTTCCGCCGCTACGCCTTGTCGGCGGCGGCCGCGCCGACCGATGAGCAGCGCGGCCTGCTGCTGGATCGCCGCAGCGAGATCGACGCCGGGCTGAAAGGCGCCGACGACATCACCATCCGCGAGAATGTCGGCATCCTACGCTCCAGCATGGCGACGGCGCCGCTCGGCCCCGAGGCGATGCAGCTCGCCAAGCAGGGCTTCATCATGGTTCTCGGCCAGTACCCGGCCTGGGCCGTGGTGGAGACGACGATGCGGTTCCTGTCCGGCCGCACCGGCAACGGCACCTACGCGCCGACGGCGGCCGAGATGGCGAACGTCTGCCGCGAGCTGATCTCGGGCCACCTCGCCGAGCGGGCGCGGATCAACGCCATCCTCGACGCCGAGGTCTACCACGTCGCCAGCGAGGCGGATCGGGCGGAGATCAACCGCGCGCACGCCGAGTTCGTGGCCGAGACCACGAAGCGCGCCGCTGCACCGACCGGGCCGGCTCCGGAACCGCTCCCCGAGCGCCGCGACTCGAAGCTTGCCGCCGACCTTGAGCGGCGGCGAGCGCGCCGTGAGGCGGGCAAGCGCGAGGGCGCGCCTGCGCCTGCTTCGGCTCTGTCCGAAGAGGACGGCGAGACCTGATCGCCGATCCTCTCCCTACCCCCTCCCGTAGCGTATCGAGGAACAGCCGCCATGACGAACAAGCAGCGCCGCGCGCAGCGCCGGATGAAGGCCAGGGAGAAGAAGCGCCGGAACGTCAGGAAGGCGGTCGCCGTGAACATGCAGTCTGTTCGCGCGGGCGATTACACCGCGGCCCGGGAGGAGTTGCCCCGATTCGAGGTTGCGACCGGCCTGACGTGGTATGTGGTCCGGACGCTGCCGCGTTGGGCGGCGCGGGCGGCCGAGCAGATCAGGGCCATCGGCATCCCGGTGTTCGAAGCGCGGGAGGCGATCCGGCTCGTCTCGGACATCGGCAAGGTGCGAGTCGCCCTGGTGCCGGTGCTGAACCGGCTGCTGTTCGTCGGCATCGCGGAAGGTACGAGCGAACTGCGGCGCGTGGAGGAGCATCCCGGCGTCTACGACGACCTGACGAGCTATCGTCGTGGCGGCGTCATGCGCAGCGCCAGCGGCCTGCCGATGACGATCCCGGCGACCGAGATGCAGGACTTTGCCGACGCCATCACTGGACACGGCGAGGAGGTCCAGTTGGCGGCCCAGATCCTGTACGAAATCGGCCATGCCGTTGTGGTGGAAGACGGCGCCTTCGCCTCCTTTCGAGGGATCGTGGAGGAGGTCGACGAGGAGCGGAGTCGGCTCAAGGTCGCCGTGGAGATCTTCGGGCGCATGACGCCTGTGGAACTCGAATACAAGCAGGTGCGCGTCGCTTGACTTTCGCCCCGCGCGCGCGGCAGGCTCGCACTTAGGATATCCCGCCCGCGGCGACAGCGCATCGCGCAGTCTGGCCCAGGCGGCGACCCGGCCCACGGCATAGGTCCGAGGCGCCGGGATTGTTGCGCCCCGAGCGACGGGATCGCTACGGGGCTTTTTCATGCTCGGGGTAGGGCATGGCCCGTCTCGCGACCCTCGCCCCCCGCCTTGGCACCCTCGACACGAGGACAGCCCGCCCAGCCCCGAAGCGCGCTGATCCCGAGTTGCTGACCATCGAGCACAGGGCCTGGCGCCTTGAGGTACTGAAGCGCGCGCATTGGCGCTGCCAGTGGGCAGGATGCGGGGTTCAAGGCGGGCGCGGTGGCGTCAGGCTCTATGCCGACCACATCATCGAGCGGAAGGACGGTGGCGCTCCACTGGACCCGGCCAACGGACAGGCGCTCTGCCCGAAGCACCATCAGGTTAAGACGGCGCGGGCGAGGGCTGGGCGGATGGGTCTATGAAGCGACAGCACTTGGTCTCCACCACGCGATGTAGACCGCTTGGTTGGGCAGCGCCTTCTTGACTGATCCGAAGTAGCTCACGCTCCCATGGTTTGCGTACTTCGTGTTGGTCTTCAAGCGCTCAAATAGCCAGCGCTCCATGGCCACGGCTTGCCCGCCTGTCCGGTCCCAGTCGAGGAGCGCGAAGCCCTCAAGGGTCTGCCCCTCAAAGGCGAGAGCTCTTCGGTACTCGTTGCGGCGAGCCTTCGGGCGGCCCGTGATGCCGATGCAGAAGGTGTGAACTGCCGGCGCAGAGATGATGGCTTGGGCAGCTGCCAGGGTGAACTCAAGGCGGGCAAGATTCTTGTCCGTGATTGACTGCATCGCTCGCCCCTAGTCGGCCCGCTGGCGGAGCATGGCACCTAGGGAGGGGCGGGGTCAAAAGTCGGTAGCGGCAGGGGCCGGCAACCGCACAGGGTCCCATTCGCAGATTTTTTCCCGGTGGGTGAGCGCGAGGCCTGCGGAGTGCTGCGGACGTTCTGACGATGGCGAAGCCGAAAAAGTCGATCGACTGGAAAGCGGTCGAGCGCGATTATACGAAAACGGCGTTGCCTGTCAGAGAGTTGGCGCGCTGGTACAACTGCGACGAGAAGGCGATCCGCCTGCGTGCCAAGGCCGAGGGGTGGGTCCGGCCCGGCGCCGAAACTCCGCAGCCCGCTCCGCAGAGTCCGCAGCCTCTGGACGCCCTCGTAGCGCCCATCGTCGAGCGCCTGCGCGAGTTGGCACCGGATGAGCCGGCCACGACGCCGGACATCGTCGAGCGGGCCCGCCGCGTAACCCTTCGGCTGGTCGATGAGCTTGAGGCGGTGACGACGCGCAAGGGCGAACTCGGCGAAATGATCGACGAGGCCCTGGCTGGCAAGGACAACGCGAAGCAGCGCGAGAGCCTGCGGAAGGCGCTGAGCCTGAGCGAGCGGGCGACCGTGCTGAAGAACATCGCCCTGACGACCAAGACGCTGGCCGAGGCGCAGGCGCCCGCTGGCAAGAAGGCAGCAGCGGCAGAGGACGCGAAGTCGGCGGGGCTCGGCTCGGATTGGGGGGATGACCTCGCCATGCCGGACGCCCGGCCGAACTGATGGCCTGGAACACGGCCTGCCCGGACTGGGAGGATCGCATCCTCGCCGGGCGCACGCTGGTGCCGGACCTGCCGCTGTTCGAAGGCGAGGCGGCCCGCGCCGTCCGGATCTTCAACCGGCTGCGCATCCCGGACGTGATCGGCAAGCCGACCATGGCCGAGGCCGGGACCGAGTGGCTTCTGCCGATCGTGCGGGCCATCTGTGGCGCCTACGACCCGGCGACCGACCGGCGGATGATCCAGGAATTCTTCTGGCTCGTCCCGAAGAAGAATTCCAAGTCGTCCGGCGCCGCGGCCATCATGGTCACGGTGCTGATCGTGAACCGGCGCCCCTTGGCCGAAGCGCTGCTGGTGGCGCCGACCAAGGAGATCGCGAACATCGCCTACAAGCAGGCGTGGGGCATCATCCAGGCCGACCCGGAGTTGGCGAAGCTCTTCCACGGCCAGCACCACGTCCGGACCATCACCCATCGGCGCACCGGCGCCTCGCTCCAGATCAAAGCGGCCGACACCGACGTCATCACCGGGTCGAAGGCGACCTACACACTGATCGACGAGACGCATGTGTTCGCTAAGAAGCCGCGGGCGGCCGATGTCTTCGTCGAGATCCGCGGTGCGCTGGCCGCCCGGCCGGACGGCTTCCTGATTCAGGTCACGACGCAGTCGAAGGATACGCCGGCGGGCGTCTTCAAGCAGGAACTCGAGACCGCACGCCGGGTGCGCGACGGCGAGATGGCGCTCCCGCTGCTGCCGATCCTCTACGAGTTGCCGGCCCGGCTGACAAAGGACGGGGGATGGAAGGACCGGACGCTCTGGCCGCTGGTCAATCCGAACATGGGCCGGTCGGTGGATGAGGGGTTCCTCGCCAACCAGCTGACGAAGGCCGATCAGGAAGGGCCGGAGGCGCTGGCGCTGCTGGCCTCGCAGCATTTCAACGTCGAGATCGGCATGGGCCTACGGGCCAACCGCTGGCCCGGCGCCGAGTTCTGGGAGCGCGCGGCGGAGCCGGAAGGCCTCACTCTGGACGACCTGCTCCACCGCTCCGAGGTTATCTGCATCGGCATCGACGGCGGCGGCCTGGACGATCTCTTCGGCCTCGCCGTCGTGGGCCGCGACAGTGTCACCCGCGATTGGCTCGCCTGGACGCATGCTTGGGCCCACAAGGGCGTGCTGGAGCGCCGCAAGAGCATCGCGACGAAGCTGCGCGAGTTCGAGGCCGCGGGCGAGATGACGATCGTCGCCGACGAGCTGGACGACATCTCGGCCATCGTCGCCATCGCGGAACGGGTGAAGGACGCGGGCCTGCTCGCCTGCATCGGCGTCGATCCGGCGGGCCTGGGCGAGCTGATCGAGGCCTTCGCCGAGGTCGGCATCACCCAAGATGAGAAGCTCCTTATCGGCGTGAGCCAGGGCTACGGCCTGATGAACGCGATCAAGACGGCGGAGCGGAAGCTGGCGTCGGGCACGCTTCGGCACTCGGGCTCGGGCCTCGCGGCGTGGTGCGCGTCGAACCTCAAGATCGAGCCCACCGCGACCGCGATCCGGGCGACGAAGCAGAACGCGGGCGACGCCAAGATCGACGTGGCCATGGCCTTGTTCAACGCGGTGGCGCTGATGGCAACGAATCCCGAGCCGGCCGAGATCTCCGACCCGAGCGACTTCCTCCGGGAACCGCTGTTCGCCTGAAAGGCTGCGCATGGGCCTGTTCCGAAAGGCGGCGCTGACGGTCGCCCGCGGGCTGGGCCTGACGGACCAGCGCCTCACTACGTGGTTCGGCGGCGAGCCCAGCCATTCCGGCGAAAGCGTCACCGTCGACACCGCGCTGACCTTGGACGCTGTCTGGGCATGCGCCAGGCTGGTCTCGCAGACGATCGCGACGCTGCCGCTACCGCTCTACGAGCGGGACGGCCAGGGCCGCAGCCGCTCCGCGCCGCAGCACCCCCTCTATCGAGTGCTCCACGACCGCCCGAACGCGGAGATGACGGCCGTCGAGTTCTGGCAGGCGATGTTCGCCTGCAAGCTGCTGTGGGGAAACGGTTACGCGGAGATCGTCCGGGGCGCGGGCAGTCGCGTGATCGCATTGCTGCCGATGCGTCCGGATCGCGTGCAGGTCGCCCGCGAGACGGACGGCTCGCTGACCTACCGGCACACCTACCAGGGGCAGACCCAGACCCTGTCCGAGGATCAAGTTCTGCACCTCAAGGGCTTTTCGCTCGACGGCCAGATGGGCATGTCGGCGGTTGCGGCAGGTCGGCACAGCCTGGGCACGGCGATGGGCGCCGAGCGCGTCGCGGGACGCATCTTCAAGAACGGCATGCGCCCCTCGGGCACCTTCGTGGCGCCGGCCTACTTGACGAGGGAGCAGCGACAGGACGCACGGGCGTTCCTTGAGCAGTACCGGGGCGCCCAGAACGCGGGAAAGGTGCCGCTGCTGGAAGGCGGCTGGTCCTTCGTCCCGCTGAGCCTTCCGCCGGAAGATGCGCAGCTCCTCGAGACCCGCGGCTTCAACATCGAGGTCATCTGCCGCTGGTTCGGCGTGCTGCCCGTCATGATCGGGCACATGGACAAGGCCACGGCCTGGGGCACCGGGCTGGAGCAGATGAACCTCTGGTTCCTGACATACACCCTCCGCTCGCATCTGAAGGCCGCCGAGCAGGCGATCTGGACGAAGTGCCTGACCCCCGCCGAGCAACAGCGCTTCTTCGCCGAGTTCAACGTCGAGGGCTTGATGCGCGCCGACAGCAAAGGGCGCGCCGAACTATACAGCGCGGAGGTCACCCACGGCCTCAGCACCCCGAACGAGATTCGCGCCCGCGAGAATAAGCCGCCCCTGCCCGGCGGCGATCAGCTGTTCATGCAGGGCGCGATGTTGCCGATCGACAAGCTGGGCACTGCGCCGAGCGGGTCTGCCGCAGAGGCCCTGGCGAACGGGACCAACCGGGCGGGAGGTGCGCTCGACGGCCCCCCTTTCGACTTCGATGACCTCTTCAAGCGGCTTGGCGACTGCAAGGCGTTCGACCCATCGAAGCACCCTCGAGACCAAGATGGGCGTTTCTCCGGATCTGGCGGCAAGGGGCGAGCCGCGAAGCGAATGGCACGCCGCTCGCTGGAAGACAGAACACTGATGGATGTGCTCGATCTCGGACGCGTTTCGGGCGGGCGGTTTTCCCAGGCGGCGGGCCGAGACGTCGATGGGTGGCGCTTTGGGCTGGCGTCCGAGCACGTCCGCCACATCGCGGGCCGTCACGGCTTCGGATCAGGCGACCGCAGTCCAATCCTCGCCGCCGACTACGAGAACCTACCTCGACTGCTGACCCGAGGGCGCGTCACCGCCGGTGGCAATACCGAACACCAAGGGCTGGCGACGGTCATCGTGACCCTGAGCATTCGCGGCCACCGCTATCGCGCCGTTCTGGCCGTTCGGAAGCGCAAGCGGTCGCTGACCGTGCACACATTCATGAAGCGATGAGGGCGCGCAGCCCCGCGATGCCTCGTGCCTGGTCTCGCGACCATCCTTGGGCCACCGGCTGAAAGCCTACGTCCGAAACGTCTCGCCGGGCCTGCGCTGATTGCGAAGGTAGCTCTCCGGCCGCCTGCAATCAAGATCATCGACTGGGAGCTTAAGCATGCAGCCCGATGTCTTCGTGGCTCCGCTGGAGTTGAAGTTCGCCGAGGCCGGCGCCGACGGCACGTTCTCCGGTTACGGCGCGGTGTTCGGCAATATCGACAGTCACGGCGACCTGATCCTGCCCGGCGCGTTCGCCGAATCGCTCGCGGAACGCAAAGCACAGGGCCGTGGCGTCCCGATGCACGTCATGCACGGGGTATACGGCGGCGACGGCGTGCCGGTGGGAATCTGGACCAAGGTCGAGGAGGACGAGCACGGACTTCGTGTCGAGGGTAAGCTCTCCGGCATGAACACCGACGTCGGGCGCATGCGCTACGAGCTCGTCAAAGACGGGGCGCTGTCCGGACTGTCGATTGGCTACCGGATCAAGAAGAACGGCGCGGTCTACGGCCAGAAGGCGGGCGACCCAAAACGCACCCTGAAAGCGCTGCACCTCGGCGAGATCAGCCTCGTCGACGATCCTTCGAACGCCATGGCGCGCGTTACCGAGATGAAGCGGCTCGCCCGCGTCGAGATGAAGGCGGCCGTATTGACCGATCCGGACACCGCGACTGCGGCCGACCGGATCGAGGCGGCGATCCGCCTGCAGGACGGCTTCATGGCCTCCTACTTCTTCGGTTCCTCAGGCAAGGACGGCGCGCTCCTGATGGATGCGCTGCGCGACGCCTACGAGGCGCTGACAGGTTCGCGTGCCCCGGACGGCCTGATGGGCTGGACGAAGGGCGCGATCACGGAACGGGAGGTGAAGGCTTGGCTCCGGGAGGAGTTCGGGCTGTCACACACCCAGGCGGGCGCCATGGCCGGGCGCTTGTTCAAGGCGAGTCCTCGGGACGAGGGGCGCGACCAGGCCGATCAGACCGAAGCCCACACGATGCTCGCCGACCTTGGCAGCAGCCTCGCCGGCTTCAAGCTCCCCTGAACCAACCGAAAGACGACATCATGACCAAGCTCATCGTGAGCGCCGGGGCGATCCCGGCGGCGTTCCTGGCTGCCTGCAGCATCGGCGGCCTCCGCGTGGCGCTCGCCCCGCCCGACAGCGGCGCAGCCGCAGCGTCCGGCACCCAAGGCGGCGCTGGCGACGGCGAGATGAAGGTGCTGGCCCAGGGCCTCAAGGCCGCCACCGACGAGGTGAAGCGCTTCGCCGAGAAAGCCGAGGGCGAGATGAAGAGCCTCGGCAAGCTGACCGACGAGACCAAGGCCGCCGCGGATAAGGCGATCACCGAGATGAACGGCAAGATCGGCGAGTTCGACGCCCGCCTCGCCGAGGTCGAGCAGAAGGCGGCGCGGCGCGGTGGCAGCCATGCGACCGAGGTGAAGTCGCTCGGCCAGCACTTCATCGACAGCGAGAAGGCGAAGTCGATGCTCGCCGACGGCTCCTCGCACAAGGGCTCGGCTCGCGTGTCGATCGAGACCAAGAACATCACCTCGGCGACCTCGACTGTCGGCACCGGCGTGTCGGCCGGCAACTCGCTCGTCCCCGCCGACCGTCAGCCCATCGTCGGGCTGCCGAACCGTACCCTGCGTGTGCGCGACCTGATCACGCCCGGACAGACCAGTTCCAGCAACATCGAGTACCCGGCCGAGACCGGCTTCACCAACGCGGCCGCCCCGGTCGCCGAGGGCAATCTGAAGCCCAAGTCCGACATCACCTTCGACCTGCGTTCGGCCCCGGTTCGCACCATCGCGCACTACTTCAAGGCCTCGCGGCAGATCCTCGACGATGCGGTCGGGCTCGCCTCCTACATCGACGGCCGGGCCCGCTACGGCCTGCAGTTCGTGGAGGAGGCACAGATCCTCTACGGCAACGGCTCGGGCGCCAACCTCAACGGCATCATGCCCCAGGCCAGCGCCTACGCCGCGCCGTCCGGTGTGACCGTGACGGGTGAGACCCCGATCGACCGGCTGCGCCTCGCAATCCTGCAGGCGACGCTCGCGCTCTATCCGGCCTCGGGCATCGTCCTGAACGACACGGACTGGGCACGGATCGAGCTGACGAAGGACACGCAGGGCCGCTACATCATCGGCTCTCCTCAGGGGCAGATCGCGGCGACCCTGTGGGGCCTGCCGGTGGCGACCACCCTCGCCATGGCGGTCAACGACTTCCTCGTCGGCGCCTTCCAGCTCGGCGCGCAGCTCTTCGACCGCATGGCGATCGAGGTGCTGGTGTCGTCCGAGAACGAGGACGACTTCATTCGCAACCTGCTCACGATCCGCGCCGAGGAGCGGCTGGCGCTTGCCGTCTACCGCCCGGCGGCCTTCGTGAAGGGCAACCTCGTCACCCCCACCCCCTGATCGGTCGTGACGATCACCATCCATGACCGGCGGCGGCCCGCTGCCGCCGGCATCGCACTCACGGGAGGTGGACAGATGGCAGAAGCCGACGACGTGATGGTGCAGCCCCTCACCAGCTACATGGAGGGTGCCGAGCACAAGAACGCACAGAGCGATCCCTATAAGATGCCGCGGTGGCAGGCGGCCGAACTCGAGGCGCTCGGGCATGCCCGGATCGTGGGCCGCGAGGACGAAGGCAAGGCGCCGGTCGAAGACGGTCGGGCGGATGCCGCCGACGAGGCTGCTATCGACAACGACGGCAAGCCCCGCGGGCGCCGCGGAACCGCGCGAGGCTGACCGTCATGCGGCGTCGCTGGGTCATCGGCGGCCTCGCGCTTGGCGCCTTGGCGCTGTTGGCTGGTCAGGCGTCCTATGAGCCGTGGCATCAGCCCGACTGCTTCGGTGTCATCGGGCAGGTCATTTTCTGCGCGACCGGCAAGGGCCGCGAGGCCGTGCCGTGCGGCCTGATGACGAGCCCGCTCAACGTCATGACGGCGCCCTTCGTCCGCGCGACGATCGATCCGATCATCTTCGACGGCGTGACGACGACGCCGAAGCAGTTCGCGATCTCGAAGCCCGCGAACGCCACGACCTACCGCTTCGTGAACCCGTGCGACGTGGATGTCCGCATCCGCAAGGTTGGGAGCCTGTCTGAGACCGTCACAGCGACGACCGGCGTCCGCTATCTCGCCCGTACGGTCGAGGTGATCGGGACCAGCAACCCGAGCTTCGTATCGATCATGGCGGTGTCGGCGCCGAGCACGCCGTGCGCGCCCGAGCTTCAGTATGGGAACGGGTCGTGATGCGTCCCGGCGCCGTCCTCTGGCTCTTCGCCTGCCTCTCGCTCGGGCTCGTCTCGCCAGCCGAGGCGCGCGGGATCGGCAGCCCCGGCATGGGGCCGCCCGGCCCGGCGGGCGAGGCCGGTGCGCAAGGGCCGCAGGGTGATCGGGGCGCCCCAGGGGTTCCCGGTACTTCAGGCGCAAAAGGCGACAAGGGCGATGCAGGACCGCAAGGACCGAAAGGCGACGCCGGACCGACCGGACAGCCAGGAGCGAGCGGAATCGCAGGCGAGCGAGGCCCGGCGGGTCCGGCAGGGCCAACTGGACCGGCAGGCCCAAAGGGCGATGCGGGCCCTCAAGGCGTCGCAGGTGCCCAAGGACTGAAGGGCGACACGGGCGCCGCGGGCAAGGACGGGACACCCGGCGCCACCGGGCCGGCCGGTCCGAAATCCTCCGTCCTCGTCTGCACCACGACCGTTTCGGCGACCGCCTTGCTGCAGGTCGCGGCGGGCGTCCGATCCTTCACCGGGATCGCCTGCGCGGGTGCGCTCACGACCGACCTGCTTGAAATCTACCCCGCGAGCGCCGCAGCGCTGCCGACCGGCTGGGCGCTTCACCATGCCCTGCCGACCGCGGCCAACACCCTCACGGTCGTCGCGAACGTGCCGGTGGTGTCGGTCGCGGCGAATTTCGCCATCCCGGTCGTCGTCTACGCGGTGAATCGATGAACGCTTCCATCATCGTGCCGCCCGTGAGCACGCGCCTGACGACCGCGGCGAACGCCCGGGGCGATCTCGGGTTGCCGGCGTCCGCGCCGACCGACACGCAACTGGAGCGCTGGATTGACCAATCCTCCGCCCAGGCCTCGACGTTCTGCCGCCGCGTCTTCGGCCGGACCACCTACCGCCAGCGATTCGACATCGCGAACCGCTGCCGCGACGAACTCTATCTCGGCCTGCTGCTCGACGCCGGCCCGGTCGTGTCGATTCAGGCGGTGGCGGTGGACGGCCTGCTGCTGAGCCCCGACACCTACGAGGTGGACGACCGGCTGCTCTATCGGCTGCAAGACGGCGACCGCCGAGCCTTCCACGGCCGCATCGTCGCCGTCGAGTACGTCGCCGGCTGGGTGCTGCCGGGCGACGACGATTATGCGAGTCCGCCCGCCGGCGCGGAAAAGCTACCCGGCGACATCGAGCGCGCCGTGATCCAACTGGTAGGCGGCCCGGCCTTCGGGGTCGGGCGCGACCCGATGGTGAAGAGCCAGGACGTTGAGGGCATCGGCTCGCGTAGCTTCTACGTCCAAGGCGCGAGCGCGGCGCTGCCGCACCCGGAAGCCGAAGCGACGCTGGCGCAGTATCGGAGGCTCGCCTTCGCGTGACGCCCGCCGCTGCCATCGCTATGCTAGATCAGGAAATCCGCGAGCACGGACAGGACGTCGTCCTGCGCCGGCCCGTGGCGAACGCCGCGGCGATCGAGAAGCCGTCCCGCGCCTTCGTCCGCGGCTACCGGCCCGATGAGCTGGCCGGCGGCCTTCAGCAAGGCGACACGCAGGTGGTGCTCTCGCCGACGGGGCTGCCCGTCGAGTTCGCCGATGCCGACGCGACCCGACTGAGAAAACTCGACCGCATCATCTTCGACGGACGCACCCGCACGGTGAAGTTCGTGGAGCCGGTGCGGATCGCCGGCACGCTGGTGCGGATGAACGTGACCGTGGAGGGCTAGATGGCGCTCGCCCGCTTCAAATCCTCCGGCCTCGACGTTCGCCTGACGGTGGCGGCCTCGCTCTCGCCGGAGCGCCGCCGCGCCCTCATCGCCGAGCACGCCCGCGAGGGCCTGCGCGAGAGCCAGGAAATCAACCGGGCCGCGCTCGGGCACGTGCCGGGGCACGACACCTTCGTGGACGGCCGCGCCGAGGCGCCGCTGACCAGCGTGAACCCCGACCGCGGCGTCATCGTCTTCCGCTTCCACCTGCTGAGGCAGGTCATCAAGTGGGTGGACGAGATGCTGATCGTCCACTCGCCGGTGCTGACCGAGCGCTACGCCCGCAGCCACATCTGGTTCGCCGACGACGGGGAGATGGATCCGCTCAACCCGCCGCCCGCCGAGCGGTACATCGTCCTGAACGGCCAGCCGTACGCGAGAAAAGTCGAGCGCGGCCAGTCGCGGCAGGCGCCCGACGGCGTCTACGAGAGCGTCGCCGTCATGGCGAAGAAGCGGTTCGGGCAGGTCTCCTACATCGGCTTCGGCTTCCGCTCGCTCCCGAGCGGCGCCATCGGCGAGTGGGCGCAGACGGCCTCGGCTGAGCGGCTGGCCGCGCGCTTCCGCAAAGGCGACCCGAGCAAGCGCGAAGACTGGCTGACGCGCCAGCCCGCCATCATCATCGAAGAGGGGACTTGGTAGGCATGGCGCTCTCTGCGGTCTCCGCCGCGGTCGAGGGTCGGCTGACGGCGTGGTCGGCGGCGCTGACCGGGCGTCCGCCGGTGCGCGGCCTCAACACCCAGGACGCCGAGACCCCGGCCGACAACAGCGCCTACCTCGAGGTCCACTATCCCGTTTCGACCTCGGAGCAGATCAGCATGGGCGCGCCCGGCGCGAACGTTTGGCGTGACGAGGGCGCGTTCCGGGTGCTGCTGAACGTCGAGTCGGGATCGGGCGTCGTCGGCGCGCTCGCCCTGGTCGATGAGATCGCCGCCCTGTTCCGCGGCAAGAACTTCGACGGCGTCCGCTGCTTCGCGCCGTCCCAGCCCGTGATCGACGACCGCAACGATGCCGGCGGCTGGTTCACCCTGTCGTTCGCCGTCCCCTACGACCACGACATCATCGCCTGATCCGGCCGCCTGCGCGGCCCGACCTCGATCCTCTCCCGCGTCGGAGAGGCCTTCCGCGCGCCGCGTCGCGCCCTTTCACGACCATCAGGAGCAGGACTATGGCATTCGCCAATGGGTCGGAGCGGCGTACCGCCTACGTCGCCGAGACCGTCTTCGGGCAGACCCCCGCCACGCCCTCATTCAAGCTGCTGCGCATCACCGGCGGCGGCCTGCGCACCAACAAGGGCACCGCCACGATCGACGAGATTCAGGCCGACCGGAACGTCCGCGACGAGCTGATGACCTCGCAGGACGTGACCGGCTCCTACGATTTCGAGCTGTCGGGCGACACCTTCGACGACTTCATCGCTGCCGCGCTGCGTGGCGCCTGGGCGACCAACGTCCTGAAGAATGGCGTGCTGCGTCCCTCCTTCACCATCGAGGAGACCATCAACTTCGGCGGCACCAACAGCTTCAGCCGGTTCGCGGGCGTGATGGTCAACACCATGTCGCTCAACCTGCCCTCGCGGCAGAAGGTGACGGGCTCGTTCGGCCTGATGGGCGTACAGGAGACGCTGGACTCGGCCATCGTCACCGGCGCCACCTACGCGGCGGCCAACACCAACCAGCCGGCCACGTCATCGGCGAACGTCGGCACGCTGACGGTGGGCGGCACCACGACCCCGATCCGGCTCAAGTCGCTGCAGCTGGAGGTGAACAACGAGATGCGCGTGCGCGACTCGGTCGGCACACTCCTTTCGGCCGAGTTCGGCGTCGGCCGCTGCAACGTGACCGGCACCGCCGAGATGTATTTCGAGGGCAACGACCAGTACGCGGCCGTCCTCGCCCACGGCTCCGGTGCGATCTCCTTCACGGTCGGCGTCGAGGCCAACAAGAAATACACGATCCTGATCCCGAAGGCCCGGTTCCTCGACGGCGCGCCGAACAAGGGCGGCAACACCGACGACGTGATGCTGAGCCTGCCGTTCCGCGGGATCTTCGACAGCACCACCAACGCGTCGATCCAGATCACCCGCGCGGTCGCCTGATCGCTCGCCTCATCCTGACCCGCGGCGCTTTCTCAGCGCTGCGGCCCTGATGCGCGAGGAGGCGCAGCATGAAGACCGTCACCATCCTTTCCGACTTCTCGTCCTACCCGAATGGGAAGGACGAGCGTGCGTTCCGGACGGGCGAAGAGCCCGAGCTGTCGAACGAGCACGCCGATCTGCTGATCGGCAAGGGCCTCGCCCGCCTCAAGGGCTCCGACGCCAAACCCTCCACCACCAAGGCCGAGCCGGCGCCCGCCGCCGAGGTTGAGAAGAAGGATTCCGACGCGTGAAGATCCAAAAAGTCGACGCCGAGAAAATCGAAAACGGTGCCTGGGTTGGCGAAATTCCCGACATGGGCGACCTCCGTCTCAAGACGAAGGGCCTCAACAACGCGGGCTTCCGCAAGCTCCAGCAAACGCTGATGGCCGCCGTGCCGCGACAGGACCGGCACCAAGGCCGACTGCCGCCGAAGGTCATGGACGAAATCAGCGCCAAGTGCCTGCTCAACCACGCCCTGATCGACTGGGAGAACCTCGAGGACGAGAACGGCCAGCCGATCCCGTACTCGAAAGATCAGGCTCGCGCCTTCCTCACCGACCCGGCCTACCGGCCGTTCTTCGACGCCTGCGTCTATGCGGCGACCGTCGTCGGCGAGGAGCAAGCCGCCGCGGACGAGGCGGACGAGGGAAACTCGCAGACTGCCTGAGGTGGTCGCTGGTTTGGGGCAAGGAGATCGAATGGGCCGAGCGGGAGATGGAGCACGACCCCACCTTCTGCCCGCCCTTCATGGCCGACCGCCCCGAACTCGCGCCCCATCTTGGGGTCTACAGCGAGGCGTTCTCCGACCTCTCGACGGATCGGCCGCTCGGCGCCTTCGGCGGCGCCGGGCCCATCCCGTGGTCGGCGATCGACCGCTACGCAGCCCGGCACGAGATCGACGACGCCGACGATTTCGACCGGCTTCGCCGCATGATCCGGGTCCAGGATCGGGTCTATCTGGATCATATGGCGGAGGAGGCGAAGACGAGAGGCGGGAAAAGCTAAGACGATCTGCGCTTCTGCCTTAGATCGTTCATCTTGCGCTCTGCGGCTTCTACCAGAGCCGTACGCATCAACTTTCCCTCCTCGTCGCCATCATCAATCGTTTTGCCAAGACTGGCCCGATAGCCCTGCAAATAATTCAGAAGATCGACCCCATTTTTCCCCATGCCAATGACAAGATCTACAAATACGTACAGGGCCGCATTGCTTGTTGACAAAGCTTGTCGTGTAAGCATTTCATAAATGACCTCATCAGGAATGTGCTTGTTATTGAAGCTGGCCTCAATGCGCGCTATGATCTCAGCGTTCATAGATCTATTGTTCGACTCAGCCTCAGCTTTGAGGCGATCGCGTAGTCCGTCTGGCATGCGGAGCATGAATTTGTCGGCGGTGTCACTCGGCGCGGGCGGCTTGCTCATGCCGACAGCGGTAGTAGCGATCTGACACTTTTGCTATGGTAGCGAATTGACATGATGTCAGAACGACATCATCATATGTCGAGTCGCTACCACGGAGGCGCGAATGCAGCGGCAGGCGCAGGCACGCGAGCACGACAAGTTCATCGTCAGGATGCCGGACGGCATGCGTGGCCGGATCGCGGAGGCGGCAAAGCGCAACCACCGCAGCATGAACAACGAGATCGTCCATCACCTCGCACAAGCGTTCGGTGACGGCGAAAGGCCGACGACGGGGGGAGAGTTTGGCGACACGACCCCCGCCGCCGGTTCCCACGACAGCGCCCGGCAAGGCGCTCCCGCAGTCCACGGATGAGGAGCATCCGCAGATGGCCCGACATAATAGCAGCCCGCCGACCGTTTCAATCGGCGGCGTCGATCTCTCCCGGATCGAGTTCCGCGGTGAGCAGGTTGTGACCTTCGCGCAGGTCGATCGCGTCCACGAGCGCCCTGAAGGGACCGCGCGGCGCACGTTCAACGACAACCGCAGTCGCTTCGTCGAGGGCGAGGACTACACCACCGAAAAGCTGGACGTTTTACGTACGGCTTTCCCTGGCGCCTTTCCGGCCCGGGGCGGGGGCGATGTCACCCTTATCACCAAGCGCGGCTACCTCAAGCTGGTGAAGCCGATGTCCGACGACCGGGCGTGGGCCGTCCAGGGCGAGATGATCGACCGCTACTTCGCGATCGAACGGGCCGCCGAGATGGCGCCGAAAGCCGGTAACGCCGAGATGGCACGGATCGCCCGCGCCCGCGAAGCCCGCCTGAGCTTCAACGGCTTCCTGAAAATCTGCCGCATGATCGGCGTGACCGGCAACCACGCGGTGCTCTCGGCCGACGGCGCGACCCGCGAGATGACCGGCGTCAGCATGCTCGGCCTGCTCAAGACGCCGCGCTTGGAATCGGACATCGGCGGCGCGCAGATCACGGTGACCGACATCGGCCGCGCGCTCGGGCTCAGCGCCCGCGAAACGAACAAGGCGCTCATCGATCACGGCTTTCAGACTGCGTTCCGCGATGCGAAGGACCGCATCGTCTACGAGCCGACCGATAAGGGCCGGGAGCATGGAGGTCGGATGGCCGCGACCGGCAAGAAGCACCACAACGGCACGCCCGTGACGCAGCTCATCTGGTCAACGGCGACGACCGAGGCCCTGCGGGGTGATCTCGGGACGGTGACGGCCTGATACGAAGCGGCCCGGCGGGAAGGTAGGAGCTTCCGCCGAGCCATCGAACCCCCGAGATTTTCAGGAGAAATCCCGATGGCCTACGCCAGCGATAGCACACGCTTGCCTTCTACGGGAGGCCCCGTCTCCCTCGCCATCCGCGCCGTCGAGCGCGAGCACGATCCGGGGCGGCGTCTCCTGCTTGCCGCTGCTGCGGCGCTCCCCTTCATCCCGCAGCCGGCGCGGGCCGCCGAGGCCCATCCCGACGCCGCGCTTCTCGCCCTCAAGGAACGCTGGACCGCGATGGACGACGCCTTCATGCGGACCAGCAGCGCCGCCTCGGAACTGGTCGATATCGGTCGGCCGGCGATGCCCGAGGCGCTGTTCTTCCACGATCAGGACCACGACTTCGGCCTCCACCTCTTTGCGAAACAGCGGGCCGACGGCCGGCTCTGGTACGTGATGGGGGCGCCCAATCGGTTGGGCCGCAACGCCGACGAGCTGCGCAGGCCGCAGATGCGGGTGCAAACCGTACCTGTCGAGCCCGGCGACAAGGTCCATCCCGGCGCCACGCACATCACGAAGAAGGTGGCGTGGCCGGAGCGGCAGGCCCGCGCCGACGAGATCGTAGCGGCTTGGGATGGCTGGATGGCCGACATCCAAGCCGCGCAGGATGCCAGCGGATATACGGCCATGCGCGCCGAGGCCGACCGACTCTGCGTGGCGGCCAGCGCGATCGAGGACGAGATGGAGGCGATCACGCCCCGTACCCTCGACGGGCTCGTGGCGCTCGCGGCCTACGCTCGGCGCGTCCAGGCCGACGCGGACGACGAGGAGGTGAAGGGCGGGATGCTCGCTCGGGCGATCTTGGCGGTGGCCGCGGTCGGCGTGGCCTGACGCTTAAATGCGATCCTCGCGGCGCCTCATGCAGGCATGCATGCGCGTGCCGCGAGGATCGAACTACCTGAGTGGCGTCCCAGTTTTTTCGCAAGCGTAGTATACTCCGGCGCGATCGCCGTCTGAACTGCCAAAGCCGGTTACAAAAAAACCTTCGCCCTTCACACCTAAGACGCCACTGAAGGGCGTGTTTCCGGCATACGCGCCGTAGCTATTTTTTCCGTTGACGAACCCGCAAACGCCTATCGCTGCCTCATTCATCTGCGCGGCAAGAAATGGCGCTTCAAAACGGGCGCTGGTGTAGTCCTTGAGCTTAGATGCCACTTCCTTTTTTATTACGGCTACTTGCTTAGGGCTGAGTTTAATAAGCTTTGGCGCCTCCGACTGAGCCCCCGCCGTCCCGGCCCACAGGCACACCACCGCCACCACGGCCCACAACCGAACCATCACCCATCTCCCCATTCCACCGGGGGCGCACCATGACGCGGGGTGGGGTTGGGTTGCAACTTCGAGAAGAGGGACGATCCTACGTGGCTGACTGGTGTCTCCTTCAGTTCGGGTTGACGATGATGGCGCTGCTGATCTGCACCGTCACGTCCAGGGCGACGTACCTTTTGGCCAAGTCGGTCGCGGACATGCGGGCGCGGATGGATAGCGCCTTGATGGATTTCGACGAGCGAGGCAGGCGCACGGCCATGCCGACCGTGCCCGAGCCGCCCGGCTCGACGGTCAGCAGAACCTCGTGATTGTTGTCTAGACCCGAATCCAGCAGGGTGGAGCTTTCGATGTTCTCGATTGGCCTCACCAGCCAAGCGACCCGGCACCTGCGCGGGCTCGTGACCGTCAGCTTGTCGATAGTCGCGGTGGCGGTCCCTCGGTTGCGAAGAATAATCTGGACCTCAGCGGTTTGATCGTCATGCAGCCAGAGGCGGGCGTCGAGGTTCCTGCCCAGTGTTTTGCGCGCAATGCCGAGGCTCTTTATGGCGGGTACCAGGCCAAGCACGCCGAACAACGCGGTTAAAAGCATTCCGGCAATCGCGATATTGCGATCAATGTTCAGACTGTCCGCTATAGTCCGGACGATCTCGGCGCTTCGTTCATAAACAGACACAAAGAAACTTTGCACGTCGGCGCGCCCCGGTGATTCGGCGTCCGATCCTACACCCACCCTCCGTTGAAACGACGCTGTGCTTCGCGCGGCGCTTTCGCGTGGAGTTTCCATGGTCGCTACTCGACAGCTCGTCGATGAAACGACGTTTCGCTACAAAACGGAGGGCGCTGAAAAGGCGGTCGCCGATGCGAACAAGGTCGCCGACGCGCAGCAGAATGTTGCGAAAACTGGCGAGGAAGTCGCTGCCTCGACCGAGCGGTCGGAGCGAAGGGTCCTCAGCGCGAAAGCCGCGCTGGACCGTTTTGCTGCTGCCAACGATGCCGCGTTCCGCGCTCAACAGCAGGTCGAGAAAGCTCAAGCTCTGGTCAATCGCGCCCTCGAACAGGGCCTTGGGGGCACCGTCGCCTATCAGCGGGCCACCGCCGCCCTCGCGGAGAAGCAGGCGCATCTGGCGCGCGTGACCGCTCAGGCTGCGGCAGCGAACGACAATGCCGCCGCGAAAGCCAGGGCGGGCTGGTCAGCCCTATCCGCACAGGGGGCTGCGCAGGAGAAGGCGACCCTGGCGGCCGAGCGGGCGGCGGCGCAGTGGCGAAACCTCTCGGCTCAGGGCGCAGCGCAGGGCCGCGCGCTGGAGAACCTGCGAGCAGCCAACGACAACGTGGCCACCAGCTTTGCCACGCAGGGCGCCCAGATCGGCGCGCTGCTGCCGGGCTACAGCAAGCTCATCGCGCTCGCCGGCGCGCTCGGCGCCGTCTTCACGGCCGGGCAGTTCATCCAGACCGTGACGAGCTTCCAGGCGATCGACGCCAGCCTGAAGGCCGCCACGGGCTCGACCGAGGCGGCGCAGTCGGCGCTCGCCTTCATCCGCGCGGAGTCCGACCGGCTCGGCCTCAGCCTGGGCTCGACGGCCAAGGACTTCGCCAGCTTCGCCGCCTCGACCCGCGGCACCGAGCTTGAGGGCGAGAAGGCCCGCAAGGTGTTCTCGTCGATCGCAGAGGCCGGCACCGTGCTCGGCTTGTCCGCCGACGACATGAGCGGCGCGCTCCTCGCCCTGAGCCAGATGGCCAGCAAGGGCACCGTGTCGTCCGAAGAGCTGCGTGGCCAGCTTGGCGAGCGGCTGCCCGGCGCCTTCAACATCGCCGCGAAGGCGATGGGCGTCACCACCGCCGAACTCGGCAAGATGCTTGAATCCGGGCAGGTGCTCGCCTCGGACTTCCTGCCGAAGTTTGCCGACGAGATGCACCGAGTGTTCGGGCCGGAGGCAGCCAATGCGTCGAACAACCTGCAGGCCAACATCAACCGGCTTCAGACCGCGATCACCGACTTGTTCCTCGCGGCCGGCAAGGGCGGTCTCACCGAGGCGCTGAACGACGCGACACGGCAGGCAACGACCTTTCTCAAGGCCAGCCAGGACGCGGCCATGGGCTTCGGTGGCGCGCTGGCGAGCGGTATCCGCGCGGCTGGCGGCGCCTTCGAGTTCCTGCGCCGGAACAGCGATCTGGCCGGGGCCGGGCTGGCGGCGTTGATCGCATTGCGGTTCGGGCCGTCCGTCGTCGAGATCGCGGCCAGCATCGCCCGCGCCATCGCGGCGATGGGCGTCTACGACGTGGCGACGAAGTCGCTCGTGGCCAGTCAGACTGCGGCTGTCGCATCGAGCCGGGCGCTGTCGATCGCTATGGGCGCGTTCGGCGGGCCGATCGGGCTGGCGCTGACGGCGGCTGCTGCGGGCGTCGCCTACCTTGCGCTGCGCCAGGACGAAGGCTCGAAGTCGGCAGAGGCTCAGGCGGCCAGCGTCAAGACGCTCGACGCGGCGCTGGCCGCCTCCAAGGGGTCGCTGGCCGGCGCGGCCGACGAGACGAAGCGGTTGGCAGCCGAGCAACTGACGGCAGCCCAGGCGGGCGTCGCAGCGGCGCAGGCCCGTCTTCAGGTCGCCGAGGCGGAGCAGGCCCGCGTGCGGGCGCAGGCCGGCGGCGGGGGCGTCGATGCCTTCTTCTACGAAGGACTGAATACGGCCGTGGCCGACCGGGACGCCGCACGCGCTGCGGATGACCTGTCGGCCGCGAAGGAGCGGCTGTCCGCCGTGCTGAGGCTTCTTGCGGGCGCCGCAACGGACGCAGATCGGGCGCTGCTCGGGCTGCCCTCGACCATTGCCGCGGGCGCCGCCGCAGCCGAGGCGGCGCTCCCAAAGATCATGGCCTACGGTGATGCCCTCGCCAAGCTGATTGCCATGGCGCCGCAGCTTCAGCAGGCGGTGGACGCCGCCGCCAAGGCCGCCACGGCGCAGGCCGAGTTCAATCGCGGCACTGTGGCGGCAGAGAAGGCCTATCTCGCTGGCGAGATCAACCAGAATGACATGGTCGATCGCAAGGCGAAGATCGCGGAGGCCTACAAGGCGGCAACGGACGAGGTGACCGGCTACGGCGCGGCCCTGAAGAAGGTCCAGTCCGACGAGCGCGCCGCGGCCATCGCCGGGATGGACGACCGGCAGGCCGCCATCGCGAAACTGAACGACGCGCAGGCCGAGTTCGTCAAGAGCCTCTCCGTCGGCGCCAACACGGCGATGAGCGCGGCACAGCGCAACGAGATCGTGGCTCGCTCCGAGGCAACGCTCGCGCAGCAGGTCGCCAACACCAACCGCGAGTTTGACGAGCGGGAGGCGAAGAAGGCGGGTGTCGCCGCAACTCGCGAGGCCGGCAAAGCGGCGCGCGAAGCAGCCAGAGAGTTCGAGGCCTTCCGCAAGCAGGCCGAGGCTGCGTTTGAGAAGCTGTTCCCCGAGGAGGCTTTGAAGCGCAAGGGCGCTGAGTTGCAGAAGCAGGTCGCCGAGTTCGGTGATCGCCTCACTCAGATCGATCCGCGCTTCACCGAAGCAATGAAGGTCAAGATTGGCCTAAATCTCGACGGCAAGGACATTGAGACCGTCAAGACCAAGACCGACGACCTTGCCAGCGAAATTTCGAGCACATTCCGCGGCGTGTTCGATGATATGTTCAGCAGCGCGAACAAAGGCTTTGACGGCCTGCTGAACAACTTTACCCGAGGCCTGAGCCGCATCGGCACGCGAGGGATCGAGAGGAACCTGATCAACCCGCTGTTCACGGGCGAGGCCGGGGGCTCTGGAATCGACTTCAGCGCCGACGGTCTCGGCAAGCTCGTGGACTCGGTCAAGAAGGGTTTCGAGAACGGCTACGACACGACCTTCAAGGACTGGCTGAAGCCCCGCACCGGATCGGACGGGAAATCCCTTGGCTTCGCCTCGTCGCCTCTCGGTAGCGGGCTTTTGGCTGCGGGCACTGGAGCTGCGATCGGATACCAAAGCAGAAATCCGGTTGTCGGCGCCCTCGGTGGCGCGGTCTCCGGATTCGCGACGGGCGGGCCGGTCGGCGCCGTGGTGGGCGGTTTCAGCGGCCTGATCGGCGGCTTGCTCGGAAAATCCGAGGCCAAGAAGGCGGCGGCCAAGAAGCTCCGGGAGCAGCTGGAGGCCTACAAGGAAGCCTACCGGCAGGCCGAGCCCGAGATCAAAAAGCTCGAGGCCACGTTCCGCGGCGAATCCGTCGGCAACGTCGGCGGCCAGATCGACGCCGCGTTCCAGCAGGCGGTTCAGGCCAATAAGACGGCCTCGCAGGCCGGCGACCAGAAGCGCGCCGACGCGATCATGGTGGACTTCACCAAGTACGCGTTCCGCCTGCGCGATGTGTTCATGCACGCCTTCGAGGGCACCCTTGCCGAGGTCGCCGCAGGGTTCGGCACGTCTGGCCCCTTCGCGCAGGCGAACGCTGCGATCTCGACCTTGGGTGAATCTCTGAAGGCCTTCGTCAAGGACGCCGAGAGCCTGCCCGACGCCGCGGCCAACACCGCCCGCGCCCGCGCCGCGGCGCAGCAGGCCGCGCTCGCCGCCCTCGACCCGCCCAAGGCGCTGTCCGACACGCAGAGCCGCCTCGCCGCGATCCAGGGCACCGCAGCCGGCCTGAGCCGCGTCCTGCAGGATCTCGGCATGTCCGCCGACGAGGCGGCCAAGGCCATCGCCGACCGCACCACGAAGGCGATGGACGCCCTGCGCGCGCAGTTCTCCGCCGACCTCGGCTCCAAGATCAACGACGCGGCGGGCAAGTCCTACCTCAACGACATCGCCGACCTCGTGAAGGAACGTGACGGCCTCCTGGCGGACGCCAAGGCCATCGGCGCCGACACCGCGCAGGTGGGCCGCTACTTCTCGCTCGCCGCGCAGAAGATCGTGGACGGCTCCGAGCTGACCGGCGACGCCTTCACCGCCCTGGTGCGCCAGTTCCCGGCGCTGAAGGGCGCGGTGGTCGAGTTCGGGCAGGCGATCGACACCGCCGCCGCGAAGGCCGAGGCGGCGGCCCGCGCGCTGGGCTATCAGGACCGGGCGTTCGCGGCCGGCAACGACACCTCGACGCTCGCCGGCGCGCTCGCGGCGCAGGATCGCAAGGCGGCGCAGGACCGGGCGGCCGAGGCCAAGGCCGGCGGCCGGGCGATGGCCGACCTCGAAAAGGCGCTCGCCGCCGAGCGCACGGCGATCATCAAGGACTTCGCCGCCCGCGCGGCCGAGGCCGAGGCCGCCGCCCGCGAGGCCGGCGCGCGCCGCGTCCTGTCGGCTGAGGATCGCATCTTCGCCGCCCGCAACGATGCGAGCACGCTCGCCGGCAAGCTGGCCGAGATGGACCGCCAGCACGCGCAGGAGCGCCTGGACGAGGCCGCGGCCGGCGGGCAGGCGATGGCGAAGCTGGAGGAGGCGCAGGCGGCCGAGCGGCTGAAGATCGTGCGCGAGGCCGGCGCCGCGGAGGTGGCCGCCCGCAAGCAGGCGCTCGCCGAAGCGCAGACCTTCCTCGACGGGGCGACGAAGAACATCCGAACCTATCTCGACGGGCTGAAGGCCGGGCCCGCGACCAACCTCTCCCCGGGCGACCGGCTGAAGGAAGCGCAGGCGCAGTTCGACGCGCAGATGAAGCTCGCCAAGGGCGGCGACCGCGACGCGCTGTCTTCTATCACCACCTATGCCGACCGGCTCCTCGACGCCGGCAAGGGGCAGTTCGCGAGCGGCAAGGGCTATCAGGACATCCTCGGCGCGGTGACGAAGCAGCTCGGCGCGCTGCCGTCCCAGGTCTCGGCCGAACAGTTCATCGTGGACGCGATCAAGGCGCAGACGATGGCGCTTCAGAGCGCGATCGGCACCGGCAGCGCCAGCGAGATCGCCAAGGCGCTGAAGGGCGACTTCACGAGCCTGGACACCAACACCGACGGGCTGCTGTCTCAGGCCGAGTTCCTGAGGGCGCTCGGGCCGAAGGCCACCGTCGAGGAGCAGCGGAAGGCCCTGCTGAAGTTCGCCGAGATCGACCTCAACGGCGACGGACAGCTGTCCAAGCTGGAACTGCTCATCGCCGAGACGAAGGGCGGGCTGGCCGCGGCCAAGGCGAGCGAGGTGGCGAAGGCCCTAAGCGCGAACTTCAACAAGCTCGACGCCAACACCAACGGTCTGATCTCGCAGAAGGAATTTCTGGCCGCGCTCGGGCCGAAGGCGACCGTGGCCGAGCAGCAGGAGGCGCTGAAGGTGTTCCGGTCGATCGACATCGACGGCGATGGGCAAATCTCGAAACTGGAGCTTCTGCGCGCGGAACTCGGCAGCAACCTCGCCGGCATCAACGGCGTGTCGAAGGCGGTGAACGATAACTTCAGCCGGCTCGACAAGAACGGCTCCGGCGGGCTGTCGCTCGCCGAGTTCAAGGCCGCGTTCGGCCCGCTGGCGACCAAGGCGGACCAGAAGCTCGCCGAGGCCTACTTCAAGAACATCGACGCGGACGGCGACGGGATCATCTCCAGGCTGGAGCTGACCCGCGTCGATCTCGTGGCGGGCCTGAAGGCCAACGCGCCGGCGCTCGTCGCCAAGGCGCTGAAAGACTACTTCCCGACCATCGACGTGAACAGCGACGGCGGCATCACCTATGCCGAGTACGTCCAGGCGCTCGGGCCCCTCGCGACGAAGGCGGAACAGCAGGCCGCCAAGAAGGTGTTCGACGCGATCGACGCCGATGGGAACGGCATCATCACGAAGGCGGAGGCCGTCCGCGTCGATCTCCTGGCGCAGCTGAAAGCCAACGATCCCGGCAAGATGGGGGCTGCCATCGCCGCGTCGTTCAAGACGATCGATCTCAACGCCGACGCGAAGATCGACTGGAACGAGTACGTCAAGGCGGTGGGTCCGGCCACGAAGGCGGAGCAGGCGGCGGCCAAAGCCGTGTTCGACCGGATCGATGCCGACGGGAACGGCGTCATCACCGCGATCGAGGCGGCCAACAGCGCCATCGCCGGTGCGGTGAAGGCCAACAGCGCCAGCGCCTTTGCCGCGGCCCTCAACGCCAACTTCTCGACCCTCGACAAGTCGGTGAACGGCATCCTCGACAAGGCCGAGTTGCAGGACGCGATCAAGGGGCTCTCGACCGCGGCCGAGCAGCGGATCGCCACCGACTGGATCAAGGCGCTGGACGCCAACGGCGACGGCCAGCTCACGCAGGCCGAGCTGACCGCGGGCCGGATGTTCGACCTGAAGGGGCTCGTTGGGGGCACCACCAAAGCCGTCAACGACAACAAGACCGCGACCGACGCGGCGACCGGCGCGGTGAAGGACGGCAACGGCACCGCCGCGGCCAGCAAGGCGCTGCTCGACAGCCTCAAGGGCTTCGCCGCCGATCAGAAGACCATCCTCACCACGATCCAGGGCTACCAGAACACGGCCAAGGACACGCTGACGAGCCTGAAGACCTCGGGCGGGCTTCAGGAAGAGCAGCTGCGGCTGCTCAACAAGCAGTTCACCCTGGCGAGCCCGGTGCGGGTGTCGGGTACGAGCACCGTGCTCAACAACGGCATGATCGATGCCCTGAACAAGATCGTCTTCAACACCGGGCAGACCGTCAACGGCCTCATCAAGCTCATGAGCACCAACCGCCCGGATGGGCTGCTGTACGCCTTCGCCGAGGGCGGTTGGGTGCGCGGGCCGGGCACGGGCACCAGCGACAGCATCGGGGCCAAGCTTAGCAACGGCGAATTCGTCGTCAACGCCGCCGCGGCCCGCCTGAACGCGCCGTTCCTCCAGGCCATGAACGACAACCCCGGCATGGTCCCGGCGGTGCCGATGCCGATCCCGGTCGCGGGCGGCGGCATGGATCTTGGCGCGCTGCTCTCCGAACAGCGGGCCACGCGGGACGAGCTGCGCAGCCTGCGCGCCGACAACAAGGCGCTCCTCGAGATGCTGGCCCGCGTCACCAAGACCGGCGCCGACAAGGTCGCCGGCAAGATCGAGGAGGCCACCGACGAGGTGGCGGGCTCCCGCGAGGACGCCCGGCGCGACGCCGCGCCGAAGCGTGCGGGCCGGGGCGAGCCGATCAAAAGGACTGCGTGATGAGCAAGCTCAGCGATCTACTCGGTAGCAGCGCGCCGGACTTGCGCTATGCCGTCATCGCCCATTGCATCGATACCCAGCTCCTTGCCCCGCGGATCGTCCCGGTATCGACCCACGGGTTCATTTCACTCCCATCGGACGAGACGGCAAACGCTTACTTCGCCCCCAGGATCAACGACCTTCCAACCTTCGAACGGGCCCTGTTTTCCGAGGGAAAGCTGTCCGGCCGCTCGTCGTCGAACAAGACGCAGATCTCTTTGGTCAACAGCGATGGCGGTCTCGACTTCATCTATCCGTTTGCCTGGGCCGGTCGGCCGCTGTTGTTCTACGTCGGCGGAGAGGGCTTTTCGTTTTCGGACTATGGTCTGGTTACCATCCTGACGTGCGATGAACCGACGTTCACCGATGAGCTGGTGACGCTCCCTCTGCAGGACGTGTCATTCTACCTCGACCGCGAAATTCAGAGGACATCGTATCTGGGCACGGGGGGGGCTGAAGGCAGCGGGCAACTCTACGGGAAGCTGAAACCCGACGCATGGGGATGCTGCCGCCACGTCGAACCGGTCTATCTCGGGGTCGACACCGCAACCGGCCGGCATAGCTTCGGCATCGGCTCGGGCCCGATCGTCGGCGTGCTCAACCTGTGGGATCGCGGCTCGAAGCTTACCTATGCCGCCGACGGCGTGACACCCCAACCGGGCGAATACATCGTCGACGTCAACACCGGCACGATCACGCTCGGCGGCGCCTTCCTCGGACCCATCCAGGTCGATGTGCTTGGCCGTCGCTATCTGGCCGTATCCAGCAGTTCGCCGGTCACCATCGGCCTCGGCACCAAGACGTTCACCGTCGAGGTCGGTGGAAGCAGTGGGGGCGACGACGACGACGGGAACGGCGGGAGCGGAGGGGACGAGCGGCAAATCTCCTTCGGGATGCGGGTGCGCTGCCTCCTCGCGACCGATCCGGGCGGGACCTGGATGGATGGGGTCGTTACCGGCACCCGGCCGGGAAACACGATCACGGTCAACGTCGATAGCTACCGAAGCACCGGCCTCAACCCATCCTCGTCCTGGATCATCTGCCCGTGGGGCACCGTCGCCGGCATCATGCACGCGATGGCCGAAGCGCTCGATCTCACCGAACAGCAGGGCTATCAGGACAGCGCCGCGCGAATCGCCCTCAACGACCTCCTGCCTGCAACCGCGGGCTATTGGGTGCCGCAGGGCGGGAACGGTCTGCAGTTGCTCGACGCAGTCGCCGAGGGCGGCGGGTGCTACTGGTACATCACGCGCGCCAACACCTTCCGCACCGGTCGCATCGATCTTCCCTCCGGAGAGCCGGACGCCGCCTTCGACGATCTGACTATCACGTCCATCAATCGGATCACCACGGGCCAGCCGACTTACAAATTCACGCTCAAGTTCCGACGCAACTGGTCTACGCTGAGCACCGATCAGATCGCGGGCGTTGCCGAGGCCGCCACCTTCACCGAAGAATGGTCGGCCGCATTCGGCACATATCCCCCGGCCCTGCTAACCTATCAGAGCACAAAAAGCGTCGAGATTGAAACCGTCTTCGACGAATTTAACCCGGCGCAGACGGAGTTGGCTCGGCAGTTCTCATTCTTCGGAGTGCGGCGGGACTATTTCAAGATCACTCTCAAGCAGGCCTTGCTAAGCCTTTCCCTCGGCATGGTGGTGTCGATTAAAACCGGGCGCTACGGCCTCTCCGCCGGCAAGCTGTTCCGCATCGTCGATCTCAAAGAATACTACGAAACGGGATTGGTCGAAATCGGAGTTTTCGGCTGATGTCGAACGTTCATATCCTGTTCGACAACCCCGCCGACGACGGTGAGTATTCTGGCGGAGGCTGGCTCATTAACTCCCTCAACCGGCTCAAGACACCGCTGCCGGGCGAGGCCGCACGATCGGTCGGAGCTTCGGTCGGATCGACGACGTTCACGTGCGATCTGCTCACGCTGCACGCGCTCCGCATGTTTGCGCTGATCGGCACAAACCTTACCACCGCGGCGACCGTGCGCATCATCGTGTCGAATGCGGCCGATCTGACGGCGCCAGTGCTCGACGTGACGGTCCCGGCCTATCAGCCGAACGTGCCGTGGGGCTCGATGCCGTGGGGAGCATTCCCTTGGAACGGGTTTCGCTCGGACTATAAGCCCGGCGGGGCGATCACCTTGTATCGACATGCCACCTCGGTGTTCGGGCGCTATGTCCGGATCGAGATCAGCGACGCGGCCAACCCCGACAAATTTGTCCAGATCGGACGGTTCATGTGCGGTGAGCCGTTCGTGCCGCGCATCAACATGGCCTACGGCGTCGGCCTGCGCTTCCTCGACGAGAGTGTGAAGACGAAGTCCAGGGGCGGTTCGGTCTACTGGGACAAGAAGCCGAAAACCCGGCTGATGACACTTCAGCTCCCGTACCTCACCGAGGGCGAGGCCTGGGGCGCAGCCTACGACCTTCAGGCCCGCCTCGGGCTCACCGGCAACCTGCTCCTCGTCTACGACCCGGCCGAATCCACCGCCGTGCGGCTGCGCCGGACGATCTACGGCTCGCTGACGCAGCTTGACGACATCGTCACCGCCTCTCCGTCGGTCGATTATCCGTATTCGTGGAACCTCGCTGTTGAGGAGCTGATCTGATGGCCGGCGAATATCCGTTCAATATAAACGGCAATACCTATTCCGAGACGGATTTTGCCGCGTATTCCTATGTCTTCAGCTTTCCGCGGCTGGCGAAGGACGTTGCCGCCGTCGGACAGTCGGTGCAGGACGCCGCCGCCGTCATCGCCGGCTCGGCCCCTGGCGAGACCACCCTCGCCTCGGCCGCGACCGTCAACATCGGCGGCACCAACACCACCCGCGTGGCGATCACGGGCAGTGCGACGATCACCAGCTTCGGCACGATCGCCAACCGCATCCGGATCCTGCGCTTCACCGCAGCGGCGACGCTCACGCACAATGCGACGAGCCTGATCCTGCCGGGCGGCGCCAGCATCGCCGCGGCGGCCGGCGACACCGCGATCGCCACCTCGGATGCATCGGGCAACTGGCGCGTCATCGATTACCAGCGGGCGGATGGCGGCAGCAGCCCGGCCGTCCTCACCCAAGTCGACATCATCACCACGACCGGGACGTGGACGCGGCCGTCCTGGGCGCGGGATGTGAAATTCGTCCTCATCGGAGGCGGCGGAGGCGGTGGTTCGGGTCGGCGCGGAGCAGCCGGCAGTGTGCGGACGGGCGGCGGCGGCGGCGGCGCGGGCGGCCTCGTCGAGGAGACTTTCGCGGCTGCGGACCTCGCCGCGACCCTCACCATTCAAATTCCGGCCGGCGGTCTCGGCGGAGCCGCCGTCACGGCCGACAACACCAACGGAAACGGCGGTGGGCAGGGTGGTGTCACCGTCGTCTTCTCGAACGGCGTCGGCATTCTCGCGGCCAGCGGCGGGGGCGGCGGTGGCGGCGGGTATAACGGCTCTGCGGGCGGCGGGCCGGCTGGATCGACCTTTACGTTCGACACAAGCGGTAACGGCAACGGGGCCAGCTCCTCCGGCTCCGGCGACCTCGCCAACCAAGGCGCAAACGGCTTTCGCGCGGGCGCAGGCGGGGGCGCGGGCGGGGGCATCAACGCCGGAAACGCCCCGGCCGCGGGCAGCACCAGCGGTTACGTCAACATCGCAAGCAACGGCCGCGTGGGGCAGATCTCGTTGGGCGGCAATGCACCGGGTGGGGCCGGTGCTCCGGGCGTCGCCAAGACTTGGGCGCGCGGCTTCGGCGGGTCGGGCGGCGGCGGCGCGGGCGGCAACGCGGCCGGTACAGTCGCGGGCGGGGCCGGCGGAACGGGCACCCCTGGCGGCGGCGCGGGCGGCGGCGGCGGCGCCTCGACCAACGGCGCGAACTCCGGCGCGGGCGGTGACGGCGCCCGGGGAGAGGCCTTCATCATCTCTCGCGGCTGAGGAGGAACGCCATGGCCCGCTACCAGATCACCGACACCGCCACCGGCCGCAAGCTGAACATCGTCGAGTGGGACGGCGAGACGCCTTTCGAGCCGCAGGACGGCCAGCGCATCGAGCCCGACGACGGCGCGCCGCTTTGGGATGAGGTGCCGGCGGCTGCCGACGCCCCGCCGGCCATCTCCGACCGCCAGTTCGCGCAGGCGCTCGCGGACCTCGGCGTCATCACCCGGCCGGAGGCGCTCGCCTTCGTGAAGCGCGGCGAGGTGCCGGCGGCGCTCCAGTCCGCCATCGACGCGATTCCTGACGAGGCCGAGCGCTTCGCCGCCGACATGCAGGTCTCCGGCGCGACGATCTTCGAGCGCGCCCACCCGAGCACCCTGGCGCTCGCCCACGCGCTGGGCTGGGCCCCGTCGCGGATGGACAACCTCTGGCGCAGCGCCGCAACCTTGTAATGCCTGTGCCATCCTCTGTCAGGGGCCGGTCCGCCATCCCAGGCGCCCGGCCCACTCTATCAGTGCCTGGGCCTCAGTAGCGTCCGACGTTGGCGAAAATCACCACGAGGTAGCTCGCGGCCCAAATCGAACCGCCGATGATCGCCAGCACGATCAGCGCGCGGGCAGTGGCGCGGAAGATCACGCCTAGGTCGTTCCAGTTATTCACGATGGCTTGCTCCTATCAGGGATACGTCCACCCCGAGGAGGCGCTGAAACGATGCATACGACACGAACTTTTTTGGCCGTGACCTGAAGCGCAGGCGCGGTCCCGTAGCTGGCTCAGCCCGCGGGCGGCCCCCCTTCACCCACCACCGGAGAAACACCATGGACCTCAGCCCGATTGGCGAGGCCGCTCTCATCGCGCGCGAGGGGCGGCGGCTCGAAGCCTACAAGGACAGCGTCGGCATCTGGACCATCGGCGTCGGCCACACCGCCGCCGCCGGAGCGCCGACGCCCCGCGCCGGCCTGCGCATCACCTCCGCCGAGTGCGATGCGATCTTCAAGCGTGACGTGCAGAAGTTCGTGAAGACGGTGCGCGACGCCGTCCCGGCGGACCTGCCGCAGCACGCCTTCGACGCCCTGGTCTCGCTCTGCTTCAACATCGGCCCGGCGGCGTTCCTGCGCTCGACCGTGTTGCGCAAGCTGCGCGAGGGCAACCGGCCGGCGGCGGCCGAGGCGATTCTGATGTGGAGCCGCCCGGCCGTCATCATCCCGCGCCGGCAGGCCGAATACGACCAGTTCCGCACGCCCTACGCTGAGACGCTGCCGAAGGCCCGGCGCAACGATGTGAGCCGGGTCGCGGTCGCCGCACCCGTGGCGGCCGCGCTCGACCCGGTGAAGCCGACGCCCGTGATCGAGCCGGTGATCGTCCCGCCCTCGACGAGCTGGTGGGGCGGCCTCGCCGGCTGGCTCGGCGGGCTGTTCCGCAGTGCGCCCGCAGCCGAGGCTCATGCCGAGACGAAAGGGGGCGTGAGCAGAGCATAAGACAGCGAGCCGACGTGAGGGGGCGTTACGCCGGCTCGCCAGCCGCCGACCTCACCTGATCGGGTTCGGACGGCGACGGCTCCTCATGCCGCTATGCCGCATCAACGCTCAAGTGCCATCCCACACGCTGAGTGCTTCGTAATCCCTCGCCGGCTGGGCCCGCCGCGCGCCTCCCCCTGACAGCAAGAGACCCACCATGAACCGCATGCTCCCGCTCGCGGCGCTGGCGCTCGCCTGCATCGCCGCGCCCGCCCTCGCCGACGAGGTCGCCAAGATCGGCGACGCCTCGGTGACGCTCTCGGCCGAGGCCATGGTCGCCGCCGCCGCGCCGACCGTCTCCTCGTTTGCCGTGACCGCGCTGTCCGGCCTCGCCACCATCCTGCTCGGCCGTATCGGCCCGGTGTGGCTGTCCTCGCTCCTCGCCGGGCGCATCGAGATCGTGGTCCGCACCGCCGTCGATTACGCGCTCAACGCCGTCGAGGGCGCGGCCAAGGGCCAGGTGCTCACCATCCCAGTCGGCTCGGCCGTGGTGGCGAAGGCGCTTCAGCGCGCGCTCGATTCGACGCCCGCGTGGATCGTCCGGCTGGCCGGCGGCCCGGCCGAGATTGGGGCTCGCATCTTCCGCTCGCTCAACCTCGAAGCCGATAGCACCGCAGCGAAGGTGTTGGAGCCGGCGCTCCAGGGCCTCGGCAAAGCCGCTCGGTAAGGGCGGCGGCATGCCGGCCCTCACCCTTCACGTGATCCATCCGGAGCCATCATGGGACCGCGTCGCCGGAAACCCGAGCCCAAGCATCCGCGCGCCGTGGCAGAGGGGGCTGCCCGCTGTCTGGAATGCGAGACCCCGCCGAGCGAGGGATTCGCCGACGGGGTCGAGGCTGAGCGGAACCGGCGACGGATGGATCCGGCCTATGGCGAGGCCTACGGGCTCGGTGAGTACCGCGAGCCGCCTCCCGATCCGGACAAGCCGCATCACATCGGCGGCGCCGCGCGGGTGCTCAAGTTCCCGCGTTGGCTCGAGGATTGGTTCGAGCGACAGGACGAGGACAGCCTGTCCACCATCGACGAGCTTGTGGCCGAGCGGCAGGAACGGGCCGTCGTCCGCAAGTGGATGCGCCGTATCTGGCACGGCGCCATCGCCACGCTCGTCACCACGGCGCTCGCCGCGCACTGGTTTTCCGATCAACTCGCCTGGGTGGCCGAGCGGCTGCCTGTCCTTCGCCAGTTCTGGCAACTTGTGACAGGGAGCTTCCAGAAATGAGCTTTCGCATGAGCCGGCTGCTCAACCGCCTCTGGTTGCTCGGCGTCCTCGCGCCCCTGGTGATCGGCTTCTCGGGCTACATGGGCATGGTGATCGGCGTGCGGCGCTGGCCCTACGAAGTGCTCAACACCGCCGTCATTACCCCGAACGTGCCGCCGGGCTACACCCTCAACATGGCCCGGACCATCGACTATCAGGACGATTGCGAACTGCACTACGACCGCAAGATGGTCAGCGACGTGCCGGGGCCGAAGGGAGCATTCCGCCGCGACGTGCTGCCCGACATCAACTTCGCCCGCCCGCCGATGGAGCTGGACGGGCGCCCCTGGTACATCTCCGAGCGCGTGCCCGAGGATTTTCCCTGCGGCCCCGCCAAGATCATCGACAGCCCGTCCGCGGCTTGCAACTGGTTCCAGCGCCTCTTCTGGCGCCAGACGCGCCCTGATGCGGTGACCGGGTTCAACGTCGATTGCTCGGGGACGACGCTGCTCCCGTAGCGCACTGCCCTCCCGCTTCCTCCGCCTTGATCCCGCCCGGTGCTGCGACGGCGGAACAAAAAAGTAGGGCACGCCACCGGATCGATGAGCGTGCCCCGAGTAAGTCCCTGGTCTCAGGAAGGAACAGCGGCTTCCATAGCCGATTTGAGTTCACAAAGGCGTGACACCCGAGCCACAATCCAAGCGTGGAGACGGTCATCTCATTGTCATGCTAAGCTGGGCCTCCGAAGAACCTCACCCTGGTGAGATGTCACAGGGGCATCAGGTGCGACATGGCCTCGATTGAAGAACTTGCGAAGACCCTGCGCGGCATCGCCGCCACTGGCATAAAGCCCAAGGCGTTGCTTGCCGCTGTCCGTGAGCGACACCCGGAGGCGACCAAAAAGGAAGTCGTCCGGGCTGCGTTCTACGCGGTGGCCGAAGGCCAAAGCGGCGACCATAGCGATCTGTATGATTTCGCCCTGGCGGAACGGGCGGTGGACGACGACGAGCCAGTGAAAGCCGCCAAGCTACCCAAGAAAAAGAACCGCAAGACGAAGCCGAGCGGAGAGGCTGCCCACTAAAAGCGGCCTTGGATGCGGCAGTCTTGGCGCGCGAGTCGCTCCTGACGTTGATCGACACTGGCCTGAAGGAAATGGCCGAGTCGGGTGCTGCCGGCCCTGCAGTCGCGAGAGACTTCTTGCAGCACCGTTTCCAGTGCGACGATTCGTTCGCTTGGTCTACGGTAGGCCCTTTCCAGCTCATCCAGGGCGGCATCAACCTGGCCCGCGACGGTGCTGCCCGGCGCGGCGGAGAGACTATCGACCTTGCGGAGACAGCGACTCACATATGACATGGGACTCATTTTTACGCCGCAGTTTCAGCCTGTCCAGTCGAGCGATCTGTCTAGGTCGAGAGGCTTAGGCACGGCCGCCGAAATCGCGGCTTCTTGAGTTGGGTGAGCCATATAATCGCCAGAGCGTAATCGATCATAAGCTAATGGCTTTCGCCCCGCCCGGCCCCGCCGCGGCGGGGTTTTTCGTTTGCGATCACCCCTTCGCCGGCGCCTACCAAACCGAGCTCGTGTCCGCGCAGACTCGCGAGGCCGACCTGTCACGCGGCCTCGGGGGCGAGCGCATCGAGCGCCTGCCCTTGGCGCTGCCGTCCGGCCGGCTTCTCGCCCCTCCCCCGTTGCGGGCCTCCGGCGGTCCCGGCTTCCGGATGGTTGGACCGCGCCCTGGAGCTCATGGGCGAGGTGGCGAGCCGACCGGCGAACTGAGCCGACCAGGCCTTCCCCTTGGCGCCGATGCCTCATGCGCCCAGGCGCCTTTTAGGACACATTCGTAATCAAATCGGCGAAAACCGCAGGCGCTGAGACGGGGTGGTCATTGCGCGTTCACGCCGTTTGCCGCACACAGGAACGCAACGTTTTCTTGCGTTTTGACTCACGCAAGCCTACGTCGCCAGGATGCCTAACATGAATCAGAATCACATTGGCCAGCGCGTGAAGGCCCTGCGCGAGGCGCGCGGCATGAAGCAGGACGACCTGAAGGACCTGCTCGGACTCAACAGCCGTCAGATCGTTTCGCAGATTGAATCCGGTGCGCGTCGCCTGTCGGCAGGCGAACTCGTTATCTTGCTCAAGCATTTTGACACCACTCTCGATCGCATCACAAATCCGTTTCTGCTCACCGGCAAAAGCGCTTTCTCCTGGCGCCAGCGCAATGTCGCTCAGGACCAACTCAGCGCGTTCGAGGAGTTAGCTGGCGAATGGATTGGGGCCTACCGTGCCTTGAGCGACCTCAGCTCGACGCGCGTGTCGAAGCTGCTGCCAAACACGCGCCTCACTTACACCAATGCGTACGAAGACGCGGCCCATGTCGGCGAAACTGTCGCTCGTCAGCTTGAGCTTGGTGATAAGCCAGCCTTTGATCTGTCTAGCGTAATGGAAAGCAAGCTTGGCATTCTTGTTCTGATGGTCGATGCGATCAATGGAATATCTGGAGCCGCATGCCAACTGCCGGAACTCGACGCGGTGCTCATTAATCGCAACGAAAGCTTTGCGCGCCGAAACTCTGATCTTGCGCATGAGTTTTTTCATCTACTCACGTGGAATGTGATGCGACCGGCGCATGTCGAGTCATCCATTGCCACATGGGAGGATGTGCCGCGCGCGCATCGCACGCCGACGGCTGATCGCAACCAGCGCATTGAGCAACTCGCCGATCACTTCGCATCCGGCCTTCTTTTGCCGTCGTGGAGCCTCGATCGCATCGGCAAGCCGTCGGGCGATGCCGCACAGTGGTTGACTGAAGCCGCTAAGTTCCTCGGTGTTTCGAGCCGAAACCTGAAGTGGCGCTTGATCAATTCGAAGCGGTGCCCCGAGCTGGCTTCCGTTCAGGAGGGTGATCTCATCGCAGCTGGCCGAGCGCAAATTGATGGCCCACGCTCTGAAGAGAAACCGCTCCTGTTCAGTCGCCCGTTTATGAAAACCATCGCCGCGGCTATCGAACAGGGCCATCTTTCGGGACAACGCGCTGCCGCCCTGCTTCGCATGGAACGCAGCGCAATTGGCGACTTGTGTGACGCCTATGGCGTGCAACGCCCTGTAGAGCTTGGAGGGAGATGCGTCGTGGACGTGGAGACTACCTCCGCTTGATATCCCGCGATACACCCATTCTGCTCGACGCTAACGCGATCGCCGCTTGCCACGAGTTCGCGTGCTGGCGAGCGATCGCAGGTGCGTTTCGTCTTGAAACAGTTGAAGAGTGTATTAAAGAGTTTCAAACTGGCGGCTACGCTCTTCAGTCGCAAGAGTACGTCGATGAGCGGACCTTGCGAGGTCAATTTCGCCACGTACACAATCCAACCGAGCTTGAGCTAGCAGAAGTCCTGCTTGACGGGGGCGCTGGCATCCATTGCGGCGAGCAGCACCTTTGGGCCCATGCCCTGGGGCGCGAGGATGCTTGGGTTTTGTGCGGACCAGATCGCGGTTCGATGCGATTTGGCTGTCACAGAAATCACGGCCAAAGGCTGATCGCCCTAGGATCGCTTCTAGATAGCCTTAGACATCCATCGGCAGGCAGGCTTCCTCACCACTATACGCAGAATTGGTTGGAAAAAGTGCGGCGAGATTTCATACTCGGGATCGTTTAATTTTGCACTTCCTCCCAGCTTTCAGTCGCTACGGAAAGACCTCTTCCTATTTCAGACCAGCTTGCCTCTGGCAGTGATTGAGCATGAGGGCGAAATAACGGCCCGGCTGGACATCAGATCCTTCGCCCGCCGCCGAACGATTCGCTCGCGCAGCCGGTCGAGCGGGCTCTTGCGCGGGTCCAGGAAATCGTCGCAGACGGCAGCATGCTGACTGCGGCTGCCTTGCCGGAGGAGCGCTCCAGTGCGATCTGGAAGCTGACGCGCGACTGGCGCCTGATCGCCGGGAAGCTGCGACAGGCGCAGGATCCGGCTTCCTTCGTCACGCGGCCGAACATCGCGACGCTGGGAACCTGGGCCGCGCTGCCAAACATCTCGGTCAGAGGCTACTTCGCCCTGGAGGGCACCGATCTGCAGATCGGGCCGGACGCGCGCGAAACCACAGCGGTCAGCGTTCTGGACGTGCTGTTGACCGAGGTGCCGGCGATTCCTCCGTTTGGCGAGCGTATCGAGGCGGTCTGACCCAGACTGCCGCCTAAACCCACGGGCGGGCGACTCCTGCCCGCGGCGCTGAGACCTAACACCTCGATCTGCTCAGCGGCCCGGCGCGCCAGCGCGCCGAGGCGCTTGCGGCGCTGCAAGGCAAGTCTCAATCGGCTTCAGGCCGAGGCGGGCCCGGCTTCTACCTCGACGATCTCCAACGTCCGCAAGATCGCCAGCGCGGTCACGTCCGCATCGGTCCGACCCTCGTGCGTCGCCGGCATCACCGCAACCGCCTCGAGCTCGTTGCCCGCCAGCGGGCCGACCACGACCCTGAGCACGTCGCCCTCGGGACCATTGGCATCCTCCATGAGCGCGACGAGGTAGCCCGCCGCGCGCCCGTAGACGTACGGCGGATGGAGCTCGGCAGCGGCCTGTGACGCGACGGGCGCGGCCTCAGCGCTTGGGCGCGGGCGGCTCCCGAAGGTCGGACGGATGACGTTGGACATGGCGGGCGCCTCCTCTCTCTCGGTCACGCCTCACGCCGCTTCGAAGGAAACCACGAGGCGACCGCCGAGCGCCGCGGCGGTCTCCTCCAGTTGGTCGAGCTTGGTGCCGTGGTCCGGGTCGAGGATCCGCCGTACCTCGGTCTCTGATCGGCCAAGACGCTCGGCCAGGGCGACCTTCGTCATCCCCGAACGCTTCCACGCGGCGTAGACCGAAGCCTTGGCGGCAAGCCGGGCCGACAACCGCACCGGATAAGATACCGCACCCGCGCGGGCGATGGTCGGGGCGACGAGGATCATGTCGTCCTTGATCCGTCCCCGCACCGCCGCCGCGAGTGCGTGGCCCATCTCCTGGAGCGCTTCGGCCTCCGTAGCGCCCGACGCGATCGCTTCCGGCACCTCCGGCGTATAGGCGTGCCATTCGCCGCCCTCGCGCCGCAGCTCGACCGGGTAAACCCATTCCTCCGACATCGTCCGCTCCTCAGGCGGGTGACACGAAACGCAAGGGGTGGGCCCCGCCTATAGATCGGCGGGGTCCACTCCGAGTTGCCGGCAGATGCGTTGAACGTGGAAGGGGCTGAGTTCACCGCTCTGGACGGTGGTGACGGCCCCTGCCAGCCGCACCCTGTAGTGGCTTCCCTTGCCGCCTGCCGTATCCACCTCGAAGAGCAGGTCTCTCTTCCTGGCGTACCGGCGGAGGGCTCGGATCAGTGCGTCTCGTGTCACTCCTCATCTCCGTTCCGATGAAGAGACTATCGAACATTTCTGTTCGAATGGCAACCTGTTTCGTACAAAAATGTTCGCTTTTACGCCTTGGGATACCCGGCGAGCACCGTAAACCCGCCCTCCCGCATCCGCTCGTAATGCGCGGCCATGTCCTTCAGCGGGGGCGCTCAGAGGTCATCGGTCGCCCCCTCCAGAAAGCAGCTTATCGATTTGCGCCATCCCGTTCTCGCGAGCTTTCGTCTCGGTTCGGAGGTCACGGTCCGATCGTTGTGTGAGCTTTCCATTCTTGCGGATCGCCCAATGGAACGAGCCCCCCTCCTTTTTCGGTTGGAGAATTTCTAGGCTGTAGGGGTAAGTTGCCGGGTTGGTCATTACCCGACCATGGCACGCCCAACCGCCGGGACCAAGGACGGGTCAAGCGGGGCGGATTTCAAACTGACCCACTACGGGCGGGGCTTGTTCATCGCGCTCCTGACTTTGCCGCGAACTCCCAGATCGGCACGCCGACCGGCCGCCCAGGCTTGTCCCGATATCCGTGCTGATTCCCGAGCGTCACGCAACGGGCGTCGACCCCGCCGGCCTTGCGGTCGCTGGTCATCATGACCTCGCAATAGTCTGGTATTATGCAGCATCGCCACCAAGCCCCACCCGTGAGCGCGACCACTCCCGCTGGGGCAGCTTGCATCTGTCACAGACGCGGCAATAATCGCCCCAAGCCGGCAATGACCGGCAGGGGGTGGGCGTCATGACGTTTGAGATTTTCCTGGCCGCGATGCTGGCGGCTGCGCTGATATCGCTGACGGTGCTGTTCTCGCGCTCGGCTGAGGGCCCGACCTATCTGCGTCGGGGCGGCAAGGCAATCCGTTGGGACCCGCCGACCCGGTGTTGACCAGATCGCGCAGGCCTTAGTGAAGCTGAGGCACCTCTTCATCGTGCGAAAGGTGCGCCGCCTCTCTCACAACCTGTCTCTCTAGCGTGTCCGCGTGCGCGTCGAAATCGTCGGCCATTGTGCGGAGTTGGGCGACGATACGATCATCCTGACCGTCGAGAAGGTCCGCCAATCCACGGAACAGGTCAGCCTTCTCACGGAAGTATGCGGCGGTGGCGTTCATGGCGGACCCATAACATAGGTTATTGGACCGCGTCTCGATGCCGGTGAGCCAAGCTTGTTCGGCAGAAGCAGTTGCCCCCAACCAACCGCTAAAAAGAAGCGCGCCACGAAGGGCGAGCTCTGGAGGTTGGCGCTGTCGAAATGGGGCAGATGACAGCGTTGCCGCACTGTAACGCTTCGACGGCGGCGCTAACAACCAAGCCGTCGTCACCGATGCGTGAAGGTCCCCCTACCGGAACGTCGTGCCAATCCCCTGAGTGAGCTTGCTGCCTAATTCCGCGGATGTGCGCGCTCGACCTCGGCGAGGTATTGTTCGAAGGCGTCGCCGGGCGGTTCTGGGGTCGTCACGTCACGTCTTCCGTCACCTTGGCCCGCTCTCGCGCCAAGGCCCGCAGCGCCTCTGCGTATAGATCGATCCGCTCACAAGGGATGGCGAGCCCGGTTTCGCGGCGCCGCTCGATGCGGCGGGCGATCTCCTGAAGCTCCTCGGACGTGAGCGCGTCCACCGGCGTCGCGGACAAGTCGCCGATCTTGCTCACGCCTTCTCCGCCCGCGCCAACAGGATCGCCGTCCGGACCGCGCTGCGCCGCGCCGCCGGCTCGCTGTCCTTGTCGCCCAGCACCGATTTCGCGAACGCGCTGGCCTCCACTGCCGCGCCGAGATCGACCACGTAGCCGTCGGCGGGCGAGACCCGGTCCGCCTGACCCTCAAGCGCCGCCCGCACGAGCCGGCTCACGTGGTCGTCGGTGACGGCCTTGGCCTTGAAGAGGTCGGAGACGGTGGGGGAGGATTCGGCCAT